TTTAAATAGTTCGTTTACATTACCGCATTTTGCACAAGCAATTACCTGGATAGGAACGATTGAATCTTGTGCACCTCCTGTTAAAAACTTAGATACTTTTTTAATCATCATCTTCTCTTCGAAAACGGTATGCTGACACGCCTCACATTCAATGTAAGGTGCATCTTCAAGCTTAATGTTTAATTTTGGAGCTTCTCCTCCACCTGGTACTACGTCCATATTTATGATTTTTTTAATTAATGTAAGCCAGTTGACCCAAATCCGCCTTCTCCGCGTTCACTTACTTCCGGATAAAGTTCTTCTAATGGAACTTCTTCAACCTCTTCATAATTCATTTTAAGCAAAATCATCTGAAGAAGCTTTTTACCTGGGCTAATTATTATACTAAGATCCGTCGGATTAAATAAATGTAAACTCATTTCTCCTTGATAATCTTCATCGACTACACAAGCGCCGACATCCAATCCACTCAATGCTACTCCTGACTTATTAAATGCGATTAGCGCATATCCTTCAGGTACTCGTACTTTGATTCCAGAAAGGATTCGAATCGACTTGCCTGGAAAGACAATTACTTCTTCAAAATCATTCGGAACATAAAAATCTATGCCGGCAGCTTTTGAAGTGCCTCTGGTCGGTGTTTTTACGTCTCTAACTTTAGATATTTTCATATGTATTTACAAAACAGTATTTAATTTATTATACTTTGGTCTATCCTCATGGATCTTTATTTTTGGTATTTTTTTCGATTTATTAAAATCTATATGGATAAATAATTAAAAATATCTGTATAGAAATGGCCGAATCAAGCATCAACCTAAATAATTTTAAGTCGAGCGGTGTTTATACTATCGAAATTGACCAAAGCGAAAACGTAGTACTTCCTCTTACCACTGGTAGACTTATAGTGGGATCTAGTCGTGTTGGTCCATTCAACACTGTAGTTCTCGTCAGCGATGTTAGAACATTAAAAGCTGTGTATGGTGAAATAGACCCAAAATTAGAAAAAGCTGGTAGCTTCTTCCATAGAACAATCGAAGTTGCTCTTAGAGAAGGTCCAGTATTTGCACTAAATGTAGTTCCATTGGACACAAGTGATACCTTAAACTTAGACAATGCATACTTCACAACATTCAACACTGAAGCTGCATCAAACAATAATGATCAGGAGACTGTAATTAATCAATATCCAATAGTTGAATTCTTCAATAGAAGAAGATTATGGTTTGCTGATTCTGCACAACTCAATCGTTCTAAAAACCTAGCACTACTTGACAATTTTATAACAAATCCAGGTGGATTTGGAACAACTACTATTGATTCAAACAAAGTATTATCTTTTGTGAACTTAGGAAACTCAAATACTACAATTTGGGTTAGAAAAGCTGCTGTTGCTGGATTTGATGTAACTGCAAAAGAATGGTATTCTACTATTGCTGGATCAGATATTGAGTTTCCAACATTCCTTCACAAGGATGATTTTATTTCTGATTATTTCGTTGAAGTAATTATAGTTAATGGCGACTGGACAAATTATTTAAAACTTGCAAAAGACCCAATTTATAAACAATTCTTTGATGAATCTGGATTGAAATCTTCAAAATCTGCAGATTTCTTTGCACTTCGCGAAATCAAAGTAATAAGCAGAACAGTTGGAACTCTAATTCCTGATTTTAAAGATCAACGTGGATTAACAGTATCAATTGATCGTCTAGTAAATAGACTATTCCCAACTACTGGAATTATGTGTGCACTTGATGTTGAGAAGTTAGACTTAATTGACTTAACTGAGGATGCATTTGCTGATCAAGACGTTCATACACATCGTGTAGATATCGTAGGACACGGATATGATGACTTAAATTTAGATGATATATATGCAGCTGATGATGGAGGGTTTAATCCTGATACAACAACTGCGGATTTTACACCATTGATTGATACACTAAGTTATTCTCGCCCGGCGGATTCTGAACTTGTTTTTGAACTTATTGATGCTGATACAGAAACTAACTTTAATGCTGGATTTATTAACTCTAATCCAGTTGCAAACGGCGATTTATATGAAATTACTCCAACAAGTGGAGATACGTATCTTGCGGCAATGCACGGAAGTACTTTATATAGTTCATATATGAAAGGATTCTTAAGAAATGGAGATGTTGTTACAGACGGTATTGTTAATTATTATGTAAAAGTTACTGATAATTTAGCAAATGGAACTATTCCTATTCCATATATTAAATTTGTTACATATCAAGACAATACATTTATTAACCAAGACGATATTAATTCATATGCAAATACTCCAATTTTAGGAACACTTGGTAAATATATTAAAGTTATATTAGCAAGTGGTGCTGATTTCAAACACACATTTGATTTAACTACGGATTTCCTTGATTATACGATCCTACAACCAAACCGATTAATTGTTAGCATCAATACTCTTAACAGAGCAACATTTGATGAATTTATCAAAGTTAATCAATATATTAAAGCTAAAACGACTAGTGGTCGTGCTCGTTTATTGAAAATTATTGAAGTTCGAACAGAGGTTCCAGTAAGTTTATCAACGCCAAATATTGCTTCTTATAGAATCACAGTAATGTCTCCAACGACCGATGAAGTAATTGGATTAGATACTACCGGAAATGCAATTCAAGTTTATAAAGGTATTTACAATTTCGTACCTACTTTAAAAGGACAATATGTAAAAGGATTTAAAATCCGTGATACATCACTTCCTAATGGAACAGGAGATCGTCAAAGTGGAATCTTATCATACTTATTTACTGATACTTCTATTCCACAAACTCTTGCAAATGGTGAAGTTGTAGACTTTAGATATGTTGTTGATACTTATGAAGGTGAGATTTCAAACAATTCTAAATATTACCTATCTAAACTTGCTGCAATGAATGGTCAAGCTATGGCGATTTTAAATTCACCATCGATTCAACAATTCGAAAGATCAGTTGATCCAAGCTTTATTGATACATCAAATAAACTTGTTTCGGCAAGACTTATTGCAGACGGTGGAGATCTTTCATTACAACCAACACAATTATTCAAATTTGCAGAAGAAGATGTAAATGGAGTTCCATTATCTTCCTACTCAATGTTTAACTTCCCTAACTTAATCGTAAGAAGCGGAAGCAAAAACATCTCAGTTCCACCAGCTGGATATATTTCTAACTTATATGTTAGAAAATTCAAAAATGGTACACCGTTCTTGATTGTAGCCGGCGGTAAACGTGGAGCAATCAATGATGTTGATGTAGTTGGAATTGAATATGACTTAACTGATGATGACAGAGATTTCTTAGAACCAATTGGTCATAACTTAATTGTTAAACGTAGAGGATTCGGTATCTTATTGTTCTCAAACAACACTGCATACCAACGAATTAACTCAGCGTTAAATAACGCTCACGTTCGTGATAACTTATCTACTATCGAAAAAGATATTGAGAAGATCCTTTTCAACTTCTTATTTGATTTTAACGATGAGATCACAAGAATGAGAGTTAAGACAATTGTTCAAAACTATTTAGATGCTGTTGTTTCAGCAAGAGGATTAAGTTCTTATACAATTACATTCGATTCATCAAACAATACGAATGAGGTGATTTCAGCAAATACTGCGATTATTGATATTAAAGTAGACTTCCCACGAGGAATCCACAAATTTATCAATAGAATTACAATCACTAGAGTTGGAGGTTCATTAAGCTCTGAATCTACAGGATTTATTCCAAGCTTCTAATACTGAAGCCTATTAAAACAAAAAAGGAGAAGATTTTATCTTCTCCTTTTTTGTTATTTAAGAGTATCGGATATCCGAGGTACAGTATCTCGATGAGTTATTAAACTATCAACACTTGTCTTTTTTCTCTTTGGTTTAATTACTGGTGCTTCCAGTCGAATCGTATCATGAATGATCTTTGGCAGAGGTTGCGAAAGAACTGCAGGTATGATAACTTTTTCTTTAGGCAGTGGAACAATCGGTTTATGTAATCCGGCAACTATCGCAATTATAATAAGTCCTACTGGAATACTAATAATGGTTATTCCTGTATAAAAAAGGTTAGTGAACGGTCGCACGGGTTAGAGTTTTATGGATGTTACTTAATGAATGTTTCACATTTGATCTAATTTCAGTCTCCATAGCATCTCTGCGTTTTTCAACATCAAGGTCAAACATATTTACAATTCGACTAAGCGCTTTTCCCCAGATATCGATATTATAACTATAATTATGATTAACGATAGTTATTTGACTTGCCTGAATAATAATAAATATTTGATTATCATCGCTCTTGATGTATCTCTTACCTGAAATAGGAGAGATTAATAGAACACTGTCTTCTTGGCAAATAAGTGCTTTACATACTGCAATGCATTCCTTTTCATATGCACTAGGTTCTCTAGTATCACGTGGTGCAAAGATACGCAACCACTTAATTGCAAGAAGCTGAAGAATTCTTCTAATTGTGTGTTTCATATTATTCAAATTCATCGAGGCGTATTTCAGATTCATCATCTAAAATTGCGATAACTTCGTTCGACATGATTATGTAATGTGGTTCACCTTTATAATTGAGTTCAAGCCCGGCATAACGATTATGCAGGATAAGATCTCCAGGTTTTACTAACATTGGGTTATTGACTGAACCATCTCCGCATGCAATAACAGTCCCAACATTTGGTCGTTTTACAGCTTTCGCAGGCAGCATAATGCCGCTTTGTGTTTTGGTTTCTTTTCCTTTTGGTTTAACTAGGATTCTTTCGTATACTGGTTTCATAATGTAGATAAATTATTTTTAAGAGCTACAAATTCCTTTGCATGGAATTTAAGCGGTTGATATTCGTTAAAGAACGATACTAGGACGTCTTGGATTTCATCTGGGAAAACTTTAGTAGTTAGACGTATTATCTTAATATTAAAGAGTAAGTGGTCTCTAAGTTCCTTAATTTTATCCAAATCCTTTAGTTTGTTTACTATACTAACTTCTTCTAATACTGTTAAAATAAATTCTTCATTTAAGTCATCCAATAGTGAAATTAATGATTCTCCAAACTTTGACTGAAGCGATTCAATGATTTTGGCGGCTTTTGCCGGAGATATATTCGTGATTTTCGGAATATGATCTGACTTGTCGCCTAATAGAATCTTAGTAAGAACTTCATGTGAAAGATCAACGGTTTGTTCAGCATAGTCTTTATTTATGAAAGATTTGATGATTTTATCAGTTGACGTTCCGGCAATATGCGCATCGTTCAATGAAAAGAAATCGTCAACTTCGTCATCTGCCATTTCTGGAATAAGAGTCGGTGGAACAAATATCTTTTTTGTTTTACTCATTTGTTTTGGAACGATAAGTAGAACGTTCTTATTTGGTATTCCAACTAATTGTTTTAAGTCCTGATCTACTGAATAAACGAGAATGTCTTGCGACAGAGTTTCACATAGATATGCGATTATGTCATCTCCTTCAGTCCCTTTAAATCTGTAATGATTTACTCCACATTTTTCATTTAGCGCAGGAATGATTACTTGTTGAAAATAATCAAAAAAGAGATAGTGATGGTCATCATATTTTCGGTTTCCTTTGTACTTAAATTCTACTGGCGCAGAAGTCGTCGTAAATGTTGACTTTTCAAAAAAGGAATTAATATATTCCTTTCTCCAGCTTTTTGAATCAAAAACAAAATGCACGCTACCGAGAGATGTCCCAATAGGTGCAATTAGTGAATTTAAGTAGGTAAAACTAAAGTTTCTAAATGAAACTCGGATATGCTCCTTAAGCATAAATCCGCCATCATTAAATAAATCGTTGACATAATATGCATCAGCGGTACGCTTGTCCTTCATTGCAAGCGATTTAGTTACGCTAATTGCAACATTTATGAAGGCATTTCCATCAACTATTAAATCCATGTGTTATTCTTGTTTTACTGGGTCATTACTCTCTTGAACTGGTTTAGAATTTTTACGGATCGTACGAACGGCATTTGCCACAACTTCAGATTCTAAAATATTGAATGCACCTTTTGCTTGAGCAAAATTAGCAGACGCTATTAAAACAAATAGCGCCTGACTAAGATTCATATTGTGAATGAAATTTTCATACGATTCCTCATCCTTATAAGCTATAGTACCAAATAATAGATTGGTTTTCAATTGCTCATCATTTAGTTGATTTTGTTCAACCTCAGGTGTTGATTCGGGTTCGTTTGACATTTATTCTGATTTTTTTATAGGTCTTTAAATAAAGCATCGTATTCATCATCGGTTGCAGTGGTTGCAGCCGGTGCAGATGAAGCACTTTGCGATTTTTCAGCAGCAGGCGTCGGAGTAGATACGCTAGTTCCAAAGTCTAAGTCTTCTTTAACTGCAGAAGTTGGGTTATTTGACTTATTTGGTCTCATTTTTCCACGAACTAAGGCATTCATCTTTTGGTCTTTGCTCTTTTCAAGAATCATGTCCAAAATAGGTCTTTGTGGAATAGCTGCAATAATCGCTTCTGCTACTTTTTCAAAAGTTTCTTCAGTCCATTCTTGGTGGTAATACTCATCCATTTTTGGAGTATTCTTCAGTAAGAACTCATTAACCAATTTGATTGATTTTTCCTCGTTCTTAACTTGAACTAGTTTATCACCAATTTTAAAGATAAATGGAGTTACTTCATCCATGAATTTACATTTTGACCAGTCTCTGAAATCTTTGGTCTTTTTACCAACAATACATAAGAAGTCTTTTCCTTCAAGTAAATGGTAAGGATTAATTTTCTTAATTCCTTCAAGTCCTTCTAATTCTTCAGGATGCATTTGCGCTTCGATCACTTGATCGATTTGATTTCTGAATTTAAAGATTTTAATTGTTCCTTCAAGGTCAGCGCGCTGTGGGTCTTTTTTGACATATACCGCTGAGTGATGTGTGTACCATCTTGAAAAATTTCTTCCAATTTCTTCAACTACTTCTGGTTCTTCTTTTTTAAGAGAACGTAGAACTGATTCAATTGTCCAAAGAATAGATGGCTGTCCAGTATTTGATGGACAATCAATTATTAATGACTCTTTAGTCAATGGATTCCAAAACTTAGCAGAATACTTGGTATACTTACTTTTCGTTTTGTCGAAAATATAAGGAACATACCTAAATACTGATTTGTAGGAACCGTTGTGTGCATTTGGATCCGGATCGTAAACGTTCGGATCAGTCTTTTTTGTTTTTTGTGCATTCTTCCCTTTTGAGAATGCATCCTCTGGTAGATCGAAAAAATCTGTCATAATGTGTATATGTTTTATTTGTAACTATTGTACTAACAAGTCGGTAAAAGTTTTAGTTTAGACAAAAAAAATGCCTCAAAGAGGCATTTTTAAAAAGTAAGATAGGTTCTTATTTTGTTTTTGATTCCTCGATTAAGCTTTCACGAAGTGCTTTTGCAGACACTTGGACAGTTGTCATTTGTGCTTTAACTGCAGGGTGTTTAATTGATTTTCGAATGTCTTGCATTTTCTTTTTCAAGCGGTTTCCAGCGCTGCGTACACCCTTTACATAATATTTCTGAGCATCTTCTTCAGCGGAGGCAAGAATGGTGTTGATTGGATCAAAGATTGCAGATTGTGCAGCCGCTACTTCTTCCTTTAATTTTTCAAACTGATTCATATTGATAATTTTTACTATCTTATACTAGTTTGACTTGTTTAGTTTTATAGCGAATTCACTATTTTCTCAACTTTATTAGAAAAAGATGCATCAGGATAACGCTCTAGGGCATATTTTACCCATGTTTCAAGTACGATTTGATATTCATCGGCTGTCATATACTTAGATTGTACAAATGGCTGCAAATAATCAGCAAATACGTAATCTAATGGGGTGTCAAGGTATTGCGATCGTGCATACATGCCTTCAACCATTGATTCAACTTCGTCCTTAAGTAAAAAATACTTATAACTCTTCTTTGCGTCACCACGAGTCTCAGCATCTGATGGGTTTTCAGTAAATGGGTCCTTCTGTAGTCCAATCTGATCAACATGATTAAGTTCATGGGTAAGAATATCAATTAATCTAGCATGTAACATGGTATACAGTCCAGGTTCAGCCTTCGGATTCATAACAAGAGTCACAATTATCTCAGGAATTATTAAATCACCATTATTGACTTTAGTATTTGCGTCAATGCAATATCCATGTTTAGCATAATTAAGTTGCTCCCATGGTAAATTCTTAAAGTGTTCATCAGATTTGACAGTTAATGCAGAATCTCTGCGTAATTCGAGTTTTAAATCAAATGAGAATGGCTCTCTAAATTCCATACCAGCAAATGTTTCATACTGCTCAGACTCTTGGCCATGAGCAGTACGTATTTTCGCAATTAACTTTAGAGCAAGATCTTTAATAAAATCTTGTTGGAAGTCATCTGACTCATTTATAAAAGATGCGAATGATTTGAGCATTATTTCTTGTGTTTTATAAATGTAACTTTCATGTCTTCGGTGGTTGGAGTGCCGTCCTTTGTGAATATAATTTGTATATCAGGTTCGCGTGTTCCAAAGATATCTGATGAAACTGCATTTTTTAACTTTTCAATAAATGGAAAATCATCATCTCCAATATTTACTTTGTCTCCTGTTACAATATTTACTATATTTTTACGGCGCAATTCAATAACTGTGTCCGAAATCTTATTTTTACCAGTAGACTGTATATTTTTATCTGCCCACTCTTTAATTTCTTCAGGAGTAACAGAATATGATGGAAAATCGACTGACATGCTACCATCTGGGTATTTTCGCTTACGAATATTATCACCATCTGCATCGTCGATAAAGATAAAGTGAACTGGCTGAGCTTTCTTTGGCGCTGCAGGAGTTGGCATTCCAGGCATAGCTGCCATATCTTGTTCAAAAAGAAAGCTATAAAAGCCTTTGATGTGTTTTTTCATAGTTAGTTAATATTTACGTCTATATTATTTATCTAAATAAAAAAGCAGCAATTTGAATATTGCTGCTTTATTAGATTACTACTATATTTTGTACTATGAAACGGATTCAACGAATTCAAATTTAAGTCTCTTATTGATTGGGTCAACTTTGAATACCTTAACCAGTGGATATTTGGTTAGATTTTTTTCAAGATCTTTACGTCTTAATGAAACTTCGAAATTTTCGCCATCAATATCAATTGAAATTGAGCTCTTATTATCGCTTACACTGTAATTAAAGCAGTGATTTTCAGTTCGATTACGAAGAGATTGCCATTGCATCTTCTCATTACTTACTTGATCTTTACTCAAAGTAAGAACAACACGATATTGATTTCCCTTAGAGGTTACGTCTTTCACATACACATTAAGTTTATCGCCAGACTTCATTGTTTTGCAGATCTCATCATAATTTTCGAATTCAGATTTATGGACAAGTCCAGTATAATATCCTTCAAATTCTACGAATACTCCAAAGTCATATGGACGATTTGTCAAAGTTCCTACATACTCTTTATCAAATTGTAGTTCACTAATCATAGTCGGCATAGAGTGCGTAACGTATTTCTTATATGAAAGAATGAATAAGTTATTTGCAGCATCGTAGTTATCGACCATCACAGTAAGCGTCTTGCCAAGCAATTCGCTAAAGTTATGAACAACATTTGCAGCAGCATGAGATCCAGGAATGAAGCATTCAATCTCCTTTTTGTAGATTGCAAGATATCCACCTTTAATTAATTTGGTGATTTTAACATCAAACCAAGTATTTTCTTGAAGATGAGCGAACAACTCTTGTTTATACGAGATAGAAAGTGCTTTCTTTTCAGAAGCAAAAAATTCTCCATATCCAGATGATTTGTATACAATAACTAAAAAAGTACGTGAGGTTTCGCCACTCATCAATGTTTCCAATGGTTTTGAGTATTCTCTGAATGGAATAGTAACAGTACATTTAGTATTTACTTCTTCTGCAAGAATAGTACGGTCGTTGTGCGAAATCGTTTTTGCAGTTACTTTATAGACTTGGCCATCTACTAAATCTTTGCCCATAAGGGTGCGACCGCTAGACTTATCATATGCGATCATGGCGTCATATAGCTCTTGAGCATATGATTCTTTACAGAAAACTTTAACGCGATTGCGTTTATCTTCGTCGGTTAATTTTACGGAAGTATTATACTTACCGGTGTTTTGAAAGATACTTTCATCTATTAATTGTTCGGTCATATTTTGATTGTTAGTATTAAATTATACACCTAAAGCAGATAATGGTTTAGATAAAAGCTCTAAAAAAGCCTAATTTATCTGCTGCATTTGAAATAAATTCATCAACAAATAATAGGAACAGTATATTTTTAATAGTTAATCGCTCCCAAGGAGGAAGATCGTCTTGTGTAAGTAGTGGGTGCAACGATCGTAGAGCAAAAGTTGTTGCTCGAACATCTTGAGTAGAAATAGCACCAGACGCAGTATCTACCTTTGGTATTTTAAGAGATGGCAACATCGAATCAACTGCACCAGCTCCAGCAACAAGCAATGCTGGCATTGGAGAATTTGCAATTGGGCCAAGTGCGTGTTCTAATAATTTTGCACCAGCGGAAACAGCGTCCGTATCAATTATCTTTAATGTTGCAGATTTAGGTATCTGTTTTTTAAGAGTAGTAATTGCAGTATGGATGCCCTCTGCGGCTGGGCCATATGGTGGAAGCTTGAATTGTATTGATTCAAGAAGATTTAAGTTTGTTCCTTTTAGTCCCTTTGCTATCTTTAAGATATTATAAAATGGTTCAAGTAATTTTTCAACTTCCTCGAATTTAAGATCGACAAAATTCTTAAGAACTGCTAATAAGTCTCCAGGATTAATATTTAAGAAATCAAGATCAAGCGTCTGAAAATTCGGCAAAATATCCTTCTTTGTATTTACAATAACATTCCCTGAACTAAATGCCGATGACGTTGTTGCAGTAGACGAAGTTTTTGGTGAGTATATTCCACTGGAAATTGCGGACTTTTGTGAAGTATCTGGTTCACAGTTTATAATTGATATGTTCTTATCTAAAATTGCTTTATTACTAATGATTGCCTTTGTTCCTGCTTTAACTTTTCCAGATAATAGCGGCAGGGCTGTTACTGCGGGTGTTGCAGCGCTATGAAACGGATCAGGTAAGCTGTTCTCAAGATAAGTCAATAATAAATTAGCCAGTGGTTTCTTTAATAGATTTAAGTCAACTGTCAGGTTCAGCGGTAGTGCTGGCTGGGCACTCATGTTGGGTGCTTTTAACTCAAATAAAGAAGATAATATCCCAGAAAAAGATTTCGCTAGGGTTAAAAGATTAATGTCAGGTAGCGGTATCTCAAGATTTGCTGGAATACTCTTTTTGATTAAACTTAAGTAAGCTGTTGGAATATCTCTAGCTGAAATTTTAGTTTTTCCACCAAATAACACTTTAAGATCTTGCACAGACATTCCAGCAATATAACTATTCATTAGGCTCTTTGCAGAATTGAATATTGGCACTGCTGGGCTAATCCCTAGTTCCAACTTAAATTCTTTTTTCTTACAACATGGAGAGAACGGATTGAAATCTATACTAATTTGACTAAGTGTTGCAATAACCGCTGGAGTTAGGGCCAGTGCCTGTTTTACGCGCTCATTTTCAAAAGCATCGGATAATCCGACTTGTGCTTTTTCTAGGTCTTTACGAAGTTTTGCACGCTTTGCTGGATCCTTTTCAGTTTTTACTTTTTCCTTAGCTGCCTCTACTTTCTTTTTTGCGCTATCTGCGGTAGTTGATGTTGCTTTTCCACTAACTGCGTCAGTTAATACTTTTGTTGTATCTTTTAAAATGTTTTTAGCTTTATCGGGTTCAGTATCAAGATCAAGTGTTCCTTCTTGTGAGAGTGCTTTGGCTGTTGCTTTCTTAATCTTATCCTTACTCTTAGCTAACTGAATGGCAAATATTTTTTGAACCTTCGAATCATCCTTGGAAAAGAATTGTGTTTTATAAATACTTGAAAATTCGTTAATATGACTTAAAAATTCAACAATTGCATTTAATTTTGGATCAATCGTTGATGAATCTTTAGGTAATGTAATCTTTGGAAATTTAATACGATCAAAGTATGACATTAGATCGGCTTTAATTGCATCTCGTTTATCACTTAGACTAATTCCGTCAGTGCTTAATTCAACTCTGATACGAGCGGCTTTTGAATCATCGCCATCAACTAACGTTTTTTTAAGATCTGCTAATAATTTATCGTGTCGAGCAGTTATTTTATTTTTAATACTATTTGATTTACCAAGTGCTGGCTTGCCAAGATCATCGATTCGATTTAATATTGCATGTTTAGCATCATCGATTATATCTTTTACTGAATCTGCTTTATCTACTATTTTTGCTAATTTTTCAGCATCGCTTAAATGTTCAGTTGCGCGTGCAAGATTTTTCTTTTCACGAGCAACTTTTAATTTTCGAATGGCATTACCATTTCGATTAGCAGCAGTCTCGGCTGCACCGAGAATATTTTTTTGTTGCTGCAATTGTAGTTTTTCCTTTGCTGACAACATGTGATTTACGCCAAGCGAAGCTTCCTGTGCAAGACGAGTGGCTTTTGCTTTAATTGCAAGAAGACTTGCAGGTACTTGAATTCCAGGTTTAATTGATGCGTCTTCTCCAGTATATCCAAATTTCTTAGATGGACCTTTTACTGTTAGTATATGCTGCTTAAAACCACTGCTTGATACTAAAAATACAACTGGTGAAATAAAAATTCCATTTACTGTTAAAAAGAGCACGACATTTCCAAGAGGAGTTGAAATTGCGACTAATGGAATCCACATAATCGGTAACGGAATCTTAACGAGTCCGCCAGGATAAGGAATTGTTAATCCGACTGGCCAATATCTAAGTTTTGTGAACTCTGGGATATTTGGTAGAGGCAATAATCCAACGAGTGTTGCGATTTTTGCAAACTCTACCCAATAACAGATTTGATTTTGATTTGGCAGCGTCGGGTCACACCCATTAATACTATTTACAAAAAATGGATCTGTTCCAAGCATTGATTTTGCACCGCCGCAATCTGCAGTTGGGTCATCTTCAATTGACGTATCAATTTTATCAAAACATTCTGGACTCTTTTCCTTTAGAAGATTTTTGATCTTCTGCGGAGTCGGTTTTAAGACATCAAGTTTTTGAGTTATTCTAGAAATTTCAGAGTCTAAATCAGCAAGTCCTTGTAAAAATTCGGTATTTTGTCGATTAACCGTATCAAGCACACTGGTTAGAGCTGTGCTTTCTCCTGGAAGATATTTGTTGACTCTGCCTAGTGCAAGAAGAAGTTGTATTTCCTTTCGTGCAATAGTTTGCATCGCGAGACGTATAATATCTTGTGTTGGTTCAATTACTTGGGCATGACGCTCAAGTTTACGTTTTTCAAATCTAGCATCAAATGTTGTATAAAAATCTTGAACAGATTCAATATTTTGGATATAATATTCTGCTCCATTTTCGCGCTTTGTCTCAGAACCAGTACCTTTTAATTTTGGATCAACCAGATTAACATTTGATGTAAGTCCACGCTCCTCGATTGAAAAGAAATTATTAATTGGGTCTTTAAATAGGTTGTAATATTCAGTATAAACCCGACCAGTTGGCAGAGTATCGCCGATTATTTCAAACTGTCTTAAAGAAAAATATGGAGCATTTTGAAAAAATGAATGTTTTTCAAGTAATGGACTTGTTTGAATTAATTGATCTTGGGTTTCAGTATATGGGTCACCTGTCTGTTTATTAAACTTCTCTTTTTGAGTTCGAATTGAGTGTAAATTTGTAAATTCTATACCAAATGTAAAATAAGTACGTTCAATTGCCTGTTTAATACTTTGTGGTCGGCCGCTAATAAAGTTGGTTCGAATACAACTTGAATATCGATAAAATTGTGCATTTATGCCTGCAACATCGGAGTATGTAATAAAATTATCAAGCACTCCACCAATATATGTTACAAAATCAGTGTTATCATAGTTATCATTTGTAAGATATCCAGAAAGAGCTTTATAGTATTCATTATTAAAAATTGGAAAACTATCACTTGTTGTTTTAAGTGTGTCTTCCTGCTTAACAATATTTGAAAGGTTTGTCTGGATTTGTGCAGTAATAACATCGCGTGTAGCAACTGCATGGTCATACGCTGCCTTGTCCGATTGTGAAAAGCTAGTTGCATATTGTTTTGCAAGAGTAACGATCTGCGCTTCATTTTGTGAAAGATCAGTATTTAATTTTGCATCAAGATCTTGAAGACGTCGCAGTTCAATTAGGATTGGGTCAAAAATTCCAAGTATTCGAGCGACTTCCTTCGATCGTTCATCAAAATAATATGAGATTGGAGCATAATTATCACGATATTCGAGTAATTTATCGCGAAGGATTTTATGTTGATTATAAGTATCAATTTGTTTTTCAATTATCTTATTTGTTTCTTCAACATTATCAATACACTTCTGTACCCCACGCTGGCTATCACCAGTTGGAATATCAATACCGCCAGCGTCGATTGGTGGAAGCAGATTTGGAACTGCTAAATCATCGCATGGAGTCTCAGTAGTATCAAACAGTATATTTGTGTCACCTAGCGGTTCACACAATGAACTATTTAGCAGATCACTAAGCTCAGCTGGAGTAAATTTACTTCGAACTTCCGCTGGAGTTATTCCAAGGATATTCGCAACTTCATTAATTAATAGATCTAATACAGATGACACAGAAAATAGTTATTTTATCTACTATTATTTATTAAACTAAAAAGAGACTGCACTTGGCAGTCTCTTTGATTAAAGTCGGCATAAAAATGGCCGGATTACGCGTCAACTTTAATTGTATTTGAATCTTCATTATACTCTTCCATCAGCGTGCATTCGGTAGTAAGCATCATGCCTGCAATAGAAACAGCGTTTTCAAGAGCAGATCTCGTAACTTTTACTGGGTCAATGATTCCGGTCTCAATCATATCACAGTATTTATTAGTTCGAGCATCATATCCATATTTCGGATCTCCTTTAAGTTCAATTGCATTTTTAATTACATCAAAACTAATACCTGCATTTGCTAGGATTGCAGTGAGTGGTGAATTACATGCATCAACTAACATATTTGCTCCAGCCTGTTCTTCCGGATTGTCAAAAGAAACTTTACCACTTTTAATTTCAGCAGCTAATTCAAGACCAGCGTTAAGTAGAGCAACTCCACCACCTGAAAGAATTCCTTCTTCTAGAGCAGCACGAGTAGCGCTTAATGCATCATCAAGACGATCTTTTTTCTCCTTAAGTTCAACTGAACTGTATGCGCCTATTTTTAAGATTGCAACTCCACCTTCTAATTTAGCAAGACGTTCACGAATCATTAATTTTTCAGATTCATTATCTCTAAATTCGATTTGAGCTTTTAATTCAGTAATACGAGCATCAATTGCATCTTTTGTTCCTTTACCATTAACGATTGTTGTTTTTTCAGCAGTAATCGTTATTTTTTCGCATTCACCTAACAGAGATGAAATTGATTCTGGATTAATACTTACAATATCGTGACCTTCATCTTCTGAAAGAAGGTGAGCTCCAATAATCGTCGCAACATCACGAAGTTGTTCTTTTTTATTATCACCATATCCTGGAGAACGAACTGCAGCTACATTTAAAACTCCATTTACTTTATTTAAAATAAGTGCTTGTAATGCATCACCTTCAATATTATCGGCGATGATTAATAGAGGACGTTTTTTGCCAGATGTAAATTCCAAGATTGAAATAAGACCTTTCATACTTTTAATTTTACCATTGTAAACTAAAATATATGGGTTTTCGAAATTAACTTCGAATTTTGTCATATCATTAACAAAGTACGGTGACATATAACCGCTGTCAAACTGCATACCCTCAACTAGGTCCATATATGTTTCATGAGTTTTGCTGTCCTCAATAGTAACGATTCCATCGAATCCTACTTTGTCCATTGCATCGGCAATAATTTCACCAATTTTCTTATCGCCATTTGCAGAGATAGTTGCAACATTTTTAATTTGCTCAACTGTCTCAACTTTAATTGAGGCAGCAATAAGTTTTAATTTAATTAATTCAGATGCGGCATCTAAACCATTTTTAATTGCCATTGGATCGAAGCCAGATTCAATTAACTTGATTCCTTTATTTAGAATCGATTGTGCTAATACTGTTGCAGTGGTTGTACCATCACCGGCTTCTTGAGCAACGTTTGATGCTACTTGTTTTACCATCTGTGCACCTAAGTTCTCAATTGGGTCCTTTAAAAAGACTTCGCGAGCAACGCTCACACCATCTTTTGTAATAGCATATTGATTTTTTCTGCCAAGAACAACATTGCGACCCTTTGGTCCAAGTGTTACTTTAACGGCATCTGCTAATTTGTTTACGCCTCTTTTTAAAGCGTCTCTAGAATCGGTTCCGAAAACTATTTGTCTAGGATTGTTACTCATAAGTTTGAATTGTTTTTTTGTAAAAATGTATAAAGTCTATCTCTAAGATCTACTGTTTTATGTAATTGTGGTTTTTCATTTGGGCCTATCCAGACTAAAAAAGCTCCTTTTGTTTCGAATCCAGCTTCTTCCTGAAGCATTAGTCGATACATGCTAAGTTGTATTGAATACCCATTTAAAGAGTTGTCCCAAAGGTCCTCAAAAGGATATAGAAGCTTTTTAGCGAATCTATCTCCCTTCATATCAGCGTCAGTTGTAAATTTTTTATTTGTTTTCCAATCTCCAACATAATAGTCTGATCCCATGCTAAAAAGAATATCTAACGTTCCGGCAAGTCCCCATTTTCTTGAAAAAAGACGAAATTCCTGTTTTACAGAAGTAAGCTTATGTAAGCGTTCTGCATAAATATCACGAAAGTAATTGACTCTGGCTAAAACTTCAGGATGAGTAGGTTCAGCTGGCTCAACTCCATTATAATAGTCTTCAATCCATTTATGAACGTCGGTACCTAGAGTCATTGCTGTGTCTGAAATTTCTTTCCACTCAGCTAAAATAGATTCCTTTGTGACCCCTTTCTTTTTAGCAACAAATCCAGCTACTCGATCTGAATCAAATTTCTCTTTAAACTGACCAAGAAAGCCCGTCACAGATTTAAAGATCTGAACAGGCCTCGTTGTTTCCGGGTCGGAATATGTATATGTATGTGTTGCTTCGTTAAATCTAAAATTAGGATCTAAGAAGTAATTTAATTTTGATTCCAATATCAGGGTGTTTGTAACTGATAGTCTTCTACTACAGTAAAACCTGATAGTTTTAAAATTACTTGAGCAACTGCAAGAACATCCTTTTGACAATATTCGGTGATTCGTTGAATATCTCGTTCTTTCCAAAATACATCTCCAACTTCATCTCCACGAATATCGTCCTTTGGTGTTTCTAAACCAAGGGAAGTCGCTAAGAGTTCTAATGAACTGAATCCTTCTTGCCATGCACCAAAACTCCAAATTTCTGAAGTATCGATTAGTGGCATTTCCCAAGGTTTTAAATTAGTCAATTGTAATCCCTTCGGCAATTGTGTACCTGCCATAATTAATCGCTTGCACATCATTGGAACATCAAATCGTTTGATATTATGCCCAGCAAATTTATATGCAGCAAATTTGGTGAATACTGTATTGATTCCACTAAGAACATCGGCTTCATCAAATGAAGAATAGCTCTTGATAATTAATGATGGCACTGAACCGAGAATTGGGTCGTCACTGAAAGTGACACGGCCAAACGATGCGCAGACAATTCTGCTAAATTCAGGAGTAAGAGCAGCCTTTGCTTCATATAGCTGTTCATCACTCATGTCTTTATTTTCATCGAATCTGGAACGAAGATAATTACATCGTTTGCTCCAAAGGTCAGCCATTCTTGGATTTGCAGCATTTAATCCATCTAATGTTGGAAAAGTAGAGGCTGTCTCCAAGTCAAAGAAGACCATTTTTTGTATTTCAGCGAGTGTGTACATTGATTAAGCGTTTGCATTAGTATTTAGGTTTTTTTCAATATAGTCAGCAATAATTATTACGGATTCATCATCTATCCATAAATGGTCTTTTTTGTTTATTGTTAAGGAGAAATCTCCATCTGTAGGATCTAGAACAACTCCAAATAATTCATTTACTGGATTGTGTTTTTTAGATCTACGAAATTCCATATCTTTTAATAGCTTTTGAACAGCGTCGCTCTTTCCCCTCTTTCCCCAAGTCTTCCTATCAGATGGAACATAGTTATAATACTCAGTAGTCTTTCCTGAATTATCTCTAATTGAAACATTTAACTTGCTCCAATCTGTTATTTTCTCCCAGTTATTTAGGACAAATATTTTTGCACATGCAGCAGTATGGGAAAGGGCTGCAATGTGCTTTCTATATTCTCTATAGAATTCTTTATCTACAAAAAAAGTAGACTGCTTATATCCTTCTGAAAATTCATCAGTAGTAGAAAAAACAGGGGTAAATAGTTCTCCAGGTATCTGTCCCATTTTATTCAGGAATTGATATAGAGTTTACTTTACGATATTCTATTTCTTTTGCATACATTTTGTTTGCAAAGCTTTCGCTCATGCCTCGATCATTATTATATGTGATGCATGCAGCTAACCAGTTATCATTCATTTGGCTTAAAGGCACCCAAGTAAGAGGCTGAGTTCCATCTTTTCCACGACCTCCACGACAGTAATTTTCACGAATAACTTCAAATGGAGAGTCTTCATAAATGGTTAGTTCTTCATATGGCGCTTCTTCGTGTACAATTCTACGCAGATATTCATTTCCACCATCTACCATGTAGTCCTTACCGTTTTTATCGGTATATTCAACATAATCATGACGAGTCATTGATTTTAAAATCGTACCGTCTGGTGTACGAATTTGATTTAAGATAATTCTTTTGTTTTCCATGTTGTTACTATACTACTAAATATTTGTTTATTTCGTTAATTTTTCTAAATCTTCGGTTAATCTGTTTAAGAATGTTTCAGAACCATCATCTCCACTTAGTAACCAATCAATCCGCTGAGTGTATACATATGCTTGTCGAAGTATTATAAGCCCGGCTTTAAACTTCTCAATAACCTCATCTGGATAGTTAGTGTGATATTTATCTTCTGGATATTTTATATACCATTCAGGTTCTCGCTAAGTTTCCTTTAATTCGTCTTTGGTTTTTTCTCTACCGTTATCGATGATTAGTTGTTCTAATTCATCTGCAATCATTCCTATTCGGGATTGATTGTAATCAAAATGTCCGCCGCTCATATTTTTTGTGTATATTTTCGTTTTAAGATAAGGTTATAATAATCAATTAATTCTTCAGTACCATCTGGGTAGTAACTCTTGTATCTTTGAGGAAATTCATCAATACACTGTTTTATTCTCTCTTTCTGTGACTTGGTTTTATCTGTATCGTTTTCATAATACAACCAAGCTTCCCAATAGTGGGAAGGGTGGTTTGCACTAATGATTAGAGCAATCTGCCATTTAAAAAAGACAAATGATAGAATTGGTGACCATTCAAAACGATAATCGGTATCAGTCCATTTAGTTTTCCAACCAAGTCCACAGTAGTTAAATCCTAGTTTTTTTGGAACAGTCGTAGTCCAGCCTGGTTTTTCTTTGCTCTTAATCCATTTTCTAGGATAAAAATATGGGACGCCAACTGCAATTTTACCACAATACCACTTTACACAAAATGGTTTAAATGGTGAGAATAAGACTTTTATAAAACGTAGCTCCCTCAATTTATATTTGAGTATGTTCATATTATTCAATTGGATAAATTAATTTAGCATGCTTACATTCAGTTATATTAAATTCTACTTCAGGACTACTTGCGATTCGACCTTCAATATTATCAAATACTTTTGCCCATTCATTTATTTGAGCCACGTCATCTGGATGCAATGGTAATATTCTTATTCCATTTTTAGCGGTCGAATCAGCATACCATACTACCCAATCCGTCGGTTCAATTCGATGTACTATGTTTCCAGTCATTAGTCGTTGAATGGTTTATCGAAAAGTACATATGCGAGTCCTACTAGGAATTCAGTGACAACAGTAAGCATAAACCAGCCTGCGGTAATACCCTTTGGGTCATACATATATCCAAGACACGGCCAGATACACAACGTTGCCGCTAATACTAAAATTAAAATTTTAAATGATGTTTTCATGTGTTTTGTTTTTTAAATAAACGTACGTTTTCTCGTTGGTAGGAAAGTATGAAAACCATCCAAGTCACTGAAATTACAACCCCTAACTAAGCTGACATACTTCTTCTTTGCTTTTTGATAGTTAGGCATTGATACGCTTACTACTTATATTAATAATGTAAGTCTAAAAATAAAATATTTTCATCGTCTTTATAGTACACAGCACACCACACTGGACTGTACTGTTCCATCATTTGTTCTAAAAAGTCAGGATCTGAATTTATGAATTTAGAAGGATCTTCCATAGAATAATGTGGCTCTTCTCCACGTTCACGTCTCAATATTTCTTCAGCCATGTTTTCATTGGAGTAAACTATGTTCCAGTAATGTTCTCCTTTTTTTAAATATGTTTTCCAACCGTGTTTATCATAGTATACATCTTTTACTCTTTGTACTACAACAGGAGCTTCATCTGGAATGTTGTGTTTTTCAATGTGTTTTTTCAAGTCACCAACAGTACAGTACATGTACTTAGTTGGATACTCAAGTATTTCTTCTTCGGTATGGTGTTTTTTATCTTTCATCTTAAAAGTCGTTTAACTATTTCGAATGCTTCAGATCTTTTTTCTAATTGTTCTATATGTTGCTTTTGTTCTCGTTTAACTTCTAAAGCATATTCCTGTAATATACCTTTTACTTCAACTCGTAACTGTTTACGGGTTTTTGTTTTGTCGTCTAATAAGTGACATATTTTATAAAGTGCTGTGTCTCGTGGTGATGTCATAACTTGTCTTTTACTTCTTTTATTTTACTAAACAATATTTGGCCTAGCTGTGAATTAGTACTTCCATCCCATTTTCTTATCCACTCAGTTATAGTTATTGCTTCATCGTGTCTTCCTAAACAATATGCACTGTACTCAGCTGGAGTGTCCCAACCTGTGACTTTTTTAAATTCTTCTTCATCAAATGACGGTCCGTCTAATCCTAACTTTTCTATTTCTGCCCATTCAGCGTCAAACTGTTCTTGTGTTATTTCAGACAAGTGTTTTTTGAGTGCTTCCACCATTGGAAACTTGAACTGTTCCATGTTTGGTGGATTGTATTTTGACGGTCCTAATCTTCTTTCCATTTTATAATCTATTTGTTCTAGATGGTTTATTCTTTAAAGACTGTTTATAAGTCTCTTCTAATACTTCTCTTTCTATATTAGTTAGAGATCTAGGATTAAATATACTATAATTCTGTAAGTATTTTAAAACTGCTAGGTCCTTAGCTTTTGCTTCTATTTCACAGTCTACATCAAATCCATAATCTGTAATAGCTTCATATAAGTAATCTGCATGGGACCGATTAATAACTGATGAATCTTCGTGAACCTTTTTTGAACTTGAGAAATGCTGTAATGGTGTATGTCCATGCCAAGTAGTAGCCGCAAGGGTGGCAGCCGCCTCGCCAGATAAATCATTTGTACAAAAAGTATGATGAAAATGGTCAAACGTAATTGGGCAGCCAACTTTCATATAAATTCCTTGATATAAATCAACAACACCATATTGGCTGGCTTTATCATCATTTTCTACAACTAATCTACCACGAGTGGTGGGGGCAAGTTTTGTAAAGTTATCACAGAATCGTGCAAGTGCAGATGGTTTATCGCCATATGATCCACCGACATGTATATTAATTGGGAAACTAGGATCTGCCGGGAGTCCCATAAGATCCATGATACGAGAATGCTGATCAAGATCGTAAATAGTTTTAGTGACAACAGATTCGGTTGGAGAAGCAAGTACATCAAACTGTCCAGGATGAAAGGACAGTCGCATTCCATGAAATTGAACAAATGTACCGATTTTAGTAAGAGTCTCGCAAAGCGTGATAAAATTAGGAAGATCCTCAAATCGATATTCGCTCATCCATGGAAATAGATCACTTGACATACGATAGACTCTAATATCATTTGCTAGATTCCACTCTAGAATTTTACATAAATCAGTAATGTTGGCTTCAGCTAATTCAGCTGCTCGAGGAAGACCTTGTGCGAGCCATGTCTTTTTTGTCATACCACGATTAGTGGTGATAGCTTGATCTTTTAAAGTAAGATTGATGCAGCAATATCCTAGTCTCATGGAGTTATAATACTATACTTTTCTTCTTTTTTAAAATTTTGTCGGGTGCGGGGGTAGTACTAAAGTACTTCTATAGTAATTATTAAAGAAAGAATAAAGACTAGCTAGTACTCCCGCCCACTAACCCTTTTCTACTAGGGAAAAAGGAATGGTTTTAATAAAATATATAGATTTATATTGAAACTATTTATACATGGTGATGTATAACTTAAATAGGATCCAAAATAATCGACCATGAGTGGTAATCATAAGTATAGATTTTTCAATATTATATCCAGGTGTATGCATCTGTAGAGATTTTAAAGACTTTAAATGGCTAGCAGTAGTCAATACTAAAGTCAGAAAAAAGGACGAAGACCATTTTGACTGGATCAATTCATACTACCCTAATTTAAAGATCTTACGAACTACTTCAAAAAGAAGAAAGGACGAACTATATTACATCACAGAAAGAATCAAGCTTGATAATTATCTAGAGCTAATCGAGATTCTAATTTCCGCAATCAAAGAAGAAGTAAAAGACGAGCAAGATATCATCGTATGTCTTGAAGGTATCTCCTTTGGTTCTAGCGGAAATTCACTAGTTGATATTGCACAATCGACTGGCATTTTAAAACAACAATTAGTAACCCAAATCCTCAATAATAAAACTGATAGATTTTTCATCTTCAGTCCAAGCGAACTTAAAAATGCAATCGGCTGTAAAGGTAATGCAAACAAGCATGACATACTAGCGAAATTTAAAAGTGACCCAATTATAGAATCAGTAAAAGATTCAGACCTCTACAAGTTATTAAATACTGAAGACTGGGTAATCGACGGAGAAAAGATACTATCTCCAATCATAGATATGACAGATGCGTACTTAGGTGTTGCAAAGATCTATGGACTTTCAAAATAATCAATAGCTATGGCTAGAAAGAAACGTGGTGACGTACACTATATTAACAATAAAGACTTTACTCGAGCAATTATTGAAAGCAAGGCAGCTGGTGCACTAACCCCATTTGCAATCGACTGTTTTATCTCACTGGCTAATCGTGCAGTAGATCGTCTCTATTTTCAAGACTATCGTGATCGAGAGGACTGTATTCAATCAGCTATTCTTGACTGTTTAAAATATTGGAAAAGCTTTGACGAGACTAAGTCAGAGAATCCAAATGCCTTTGCATATTTCACCCAAATGTGTAAAAATGGGTATGCAAAAGAGTGGAAAAAGATCCATAAGAAGACCGGACTCGATAAAGATGAGCCACTTGAATTTATTTCATTGGGGTACAGCGGAGAAAGTTCAATTTACAGCATTTAGTATCAACTTGTAATAAATAACATAAATACGTTTATTTTTTAAATGGTCACTAGCAATCTTAACTTTTTTGATAAACTGGGTCAGAATTTAAACCTTCAGTTAAACACAACTACTGGTGTGTGGGAAGGAACGATCTATTTTAAAGGAATCTCTACATACTTATTCGATAATGAGAATTTATTTATGCTCGAGACAGTTGGCAGTGACTACAAATTTCCAGTACTATCACCAAACCAGAGCATCTCTTTTGAATGGACGAATAATAAAAATAGCGACCAGTTTTTTATCTATGATGTAGTTAAAGATCTTCAACTCGATGAAAACTTTATTAGTAAAGTCGAAAGTAAAGTGATTAAGTACTCAGATATTGATTCGTCGGGCAGCGGCTCTCCGCTAGACATAAAAATTCCTCTACAAGTTAATATTGCATTCAGTCCAACTGATGAAGTAATATTCGAAAGAACACTTTCAATCTACTTAAATACTGTAACCAAAACAAAGATTGCTGAAATCTATTTCTATGGTGAAGGAATTGAAGAAGAACAGAGATTTAGTGATTGGGCAACTAATTTTGGAATTAAATTCTTAAAAGAGGATGCAAATATCCTAAAAGATTATGATATTAAGGAAGCTTTTCCTAATCTGGAAGCTTTAAATAGCGCTCGAAAGCAATTACTTGTAAATAAGGATCAGATTTATCCATATATTGGAACATATCGCGGACTTGTTAACTTTATTAATATACTTGGTTACAAGGACACACTCCAAGTAAAAGAATATTGGACCAATCTTAATCGACAATCATCATATTTCAATAAAATGTTAATGGTTGACCTTTCTGACTATTTAGATGATGGCAAGATTGATACTCTTGACCTAACTGATAAAAATAGTGGAATCCGAGGCGGTTCACAATTTAGAAAGACTGAATTCTTAGCTATCGTCTACCAATTCACAGTAGCAACTGATAATTATGATGATGATGGAGTTCCAGTAGTCGCTGAAACTACTGAGTTCACAGTAAATGAAATATTCTATAAGCTAAATCTACTAAATGATAAGCTTAAAAACGAATTTTTACCAGTAAACGTAAAAATCAAAGATATTATTGGTGAATTTGTCTACTTCCAAAAGATGACAATTGGTAATTGGAATGATTCAACGCTAATATTTGACTATGATCTTAATGATCCAGCCGAAATCGTTGCATATCCGGGACAAGACGTAAATTTAACGCTACGTGCAATTGATCCACTATATCGACAAGCAAGCACAAATGGTTTTGACCTAGGAATTGGTCGAATTAATGATTCTGCAAAGAATCCATTTGAATTTGGGCAAAGATATCTTACCCATGCAGATAACGCAGCAGTAATTGATTACATTACAACATTTTATAACGAAATTAAAACACAACGCTTTCCAAATCTACGTAATAGACTCACTTGGGAATTTGGAGATGATCCAGAGCGTATAATTGGTGCGCCGGTTGTACTTTCTATCGATTTAGGTAGATTTACGATCGATGACTTGCGCGGAGTAAAGCTTGAAGACTTAGATGCCATAAATATTGGACTTGATCCGCATTGGACGCTTGAAAATATCGATTTTAAGAACTATTATGAAGTTAATTGGAGAATTACAAAAGACTCTCCAAATCCATATAATTTTGAACATCGCGGGAAGCTAGTTGACCTCTATGAAATCGGTCACGTCCTACCATATGCTGGAAAATATCGAGTTACGATAGAATTATATGATTTTTACGGTCATATTAGTGTATTTAGTAAATTTGTTACTGTACATGACGACATGAAACCTGAAATAATCGGTTTTGCTAGATTAGAGGATAAATTTGAATATTCTGTCTCAAATTTAACAAATGTTCAACTACAAGATTTTGGAGCGTCACCGCTTTACTATCCCAAGGTTAATGTTTTAAACAATGAAGATGCTGCTGTAAAAATTGATATCTATAAGAACCTATTGGAGTGGATTTCATTCTACAAGAACAGATATGGTATGGGTCAAAATTTATATGATGCTGAACTCTATAACTCAAGCACAAATACATATGTTCCATATCAAGATCCAGCACAAAACCACCCTAAGAAATCATATTGGGGACTTGGCGATGGCGATACTCCAATTACACTAAATGATTTTAGAGGCATACAAGTCGATGAGTTATATTGGCTACGATTAACTGATCTCGTATATTTAGATGACTTTGAAGCTGGGTTTTATATGCGAAATCCTAGACCTGGAGACAAAATTAGAATGTCTCTATTTTCAGATTATACAATTCCACAATTTACTACACTAGAAGACCTTGTACAAATATTAAACGACAGCGATCATGCAGGAGTTAAATTGTTTAACTATGAAATAATTAATGGACGTCACTCTGACTACCAATATATCATCCATGCGCAAGCAGAATACCTAAGTAAAGAAATGTATCACATGCTTTCTTATCCAGGTGGAGGCAGTCCGATATTTAGCCCAAGTCCTGGAGGCGGTTCTGGTTTCCGAGGAGATGAATATACCTTCTTCTTACCGAAAAAAGTATTTTCAAAGCAGTTAATTGATTATCTAACATCTCTTTCACCAGTATTTGATGTTGAGACCATGTTCTTACACGCAAAAACAAGTGATGTTTTATCTGGTGCGGTACAGGATCCTAGTTTCTGGCAAGATACTCACTATTGGAGATTTAATAATGATGTTCAAACTGGATATCTACCAACCACGATTGACCAAAATGCATTTAATATTAATGACATTAAGATTTATGAAGAGACGTTTGCTGTTCCTGAAAATGGAATTGTCTTTTTTGTGATTAATAATCTAGATGGTAAGCATGATTTTATCTGGAAATTAAAAAATGCAGTCACCGGTGAAGAAATAATGAGAGTTAAATCCGTTCCATTCTTTGTTTGGAAATTTAAAGATCTTGGTGATTTTACACTAAGCTGCGATGTGTTCGATAATCGAAACACCCAGTATACAAACGAGATTCAAAACTTTATTCGGGTTCTTGATAGAAAACAATATACTAAAGAAACTGAGACTAGATTAAACGATAGAAAGCGTCTCTTATTAAAGAGTCGAGCATAAAATTAATAAATAAAATAAAATAATTCAAAGAACATGGCATTTACACCTGTTTCGTTACCGATTCAAGAAATTCTCTTAACAAACTTTGTTACAGATATCGCATCTATTAGCAATGCAAATAGTTTGTTACTTAAGGACAAATTAGAGGATCTAATTAACTTATTGGAGATTGACTTGACTGCTATATCAATTGGTACAGACAACGCGATTAATTCAATCAAGACAAAAAATGTTATTATCCAAGACACTGGCTTGATTTTCCAAACTGGAACACCAAATCAGATTATTGCAAGACTTGAAAAAAATTCAAGTACACAGTCAGTATTTACAGTTGATAAAATCAATGTTAATATCGAGATCGATGCAGATACAATTATTGCAAATTCAGTGACTGTAAATGATGCATTAGTATCAAATGGTCCTGCAAAAATGACAAGTTCTTTCGAATTTGATGCACAATTAATCGAATCAAAAGAAACGGTTACTGCAACCCTAACTAACATGGGAACTACCGCGGAAGCTCGAATCACATTAACTAGCGGATCAAAGAAAAATATCTTAGTTAAGCTTAGCGTCGTTACTGCACCAAACCTAGGTTTTGTGTATGACGGAATTAGTGCATTTGCTGCAGGTATCACAAAATTTGTGTTATATGTTGATTTTGATGCAGTGAATCCACCAGCACAAAATAGTACATTTACAATTTCATTTGTTGATGTTGTCGAAAATATCACATCGACCAGTATTTTAACTGCTGTTAATGGAAACACAATGCCAGTCGTTATTCGTGGAGGTCAAAACCTAAGCGCCCTACCTGTGCCAGTTCCAGTATACATACATAACGGATCGTATGACTTAGGAGTCAATCCAATAAGCGCAACACCAGTATTAAATAGCAATATCATATCTCCTTATGGAAACAATGCATCATTCCTTTATATTCTTGACCAGAATACAAACGATCGTCTAATTGTTACTAGCACAGTAGGTATGGAATTCTTTTAATCCATAAAAAATCAATAGGTTAAATGGCAGTTACTCCATTAATTAAACCAGTACAGAATAAGAAGGGTATCTTCTATAACTTTCAAAGTGCTCTGGAAGACATCAATGTTACGATAAGTAACAGTGAAAATGCTGTGCGTTTCTCAAAGTTCGCTCTATTAAGAATACCAGAAATTGGTACTCCAAACACTCTTGCAACAGATAATAAAATTCAATTTTTAGCTCAAGGTGAGTCTAATATGATTGATGGAATCCATGTTGATGAGAATGTTAATCTTGCAGAAAGTTTTCAGAACTATGCACTTAATTTTGAAGCATTATTATTAAGCAGACCTCAATATAAGAGAGAAGAAAAATTAACAGTCGGCGAACGTGTATTTTGGAAATGGTTAAAAGAACTTGGAGCAATTCGTTTCCAAGATGCAAATGCAATCGAGAAAAATACAACAACTCTAGGCACTGAATCCAGATTTGTTGAAAAACCAGAAACTAACTCAACATATAATCGAATAGTAAAATATATTGCAGATATTGATGTTGTCAATTCACTAAAATCAAAAGACAATTCATATACTGAAGTTTATGTTCACGTTCCAACAAATGTAGGAACTACTCCACATGTTCTTTTCAAGTCAGTTACCGATGCAAACTACTTCCCAAACATGACTGTTGCAAATAATGCAGCAGATCCTTTAAATATCGAGTACTTATCGGGTAGAAAATACAATGAAACTCATCCATTTGGACTTTCAATGAAAGCGTCATATGACTTAGATGATGCAAGTGTTTTTGCTCAAATCAAAGACACTATTGCTGGAACATATATTCCAGGAAATTGGTTTACTCAGACTATCCGAAATGCATATTACACAGATAATTACAATACTACTGGAGCATATAATATTGCGGCAGATAAGGTAATTTCTAAACACTTTGGATTACGCACAGTTGAATATTTACGAACAAGTTTAGATGGTATTTCACTAGATTTTGACTTAGCCAACTATAAACTAGCAAGTGAGAATCCAGAAATAAAAGTATTTGCACAATTTAACGATTACGTTGCAAATAGAGATTTTGAATTTAATGCAATCCTAATTTATTATGATACATATGACCCAAATAATTTAGATTCAAATGGTTTACCATTAGATATCCGAACCAATTTATATGGAGTCCTTTTCTTAGATAGAATACAACAAAGCGGCCTTGAATTTCAAATCCCAGTGATTCAAAAGTTCAAGCCAGATCCATTAAATAAGATCAATGGTAATGCGTTTGCATTTAAGATGAACCTTAAACTTGACACTTCAATTGAAGATGTCCTAATTGAACGTTCAATCAATGACTACTCTACATTCTCCCTAGAATTATTTACAGATGTTCTAACACAGTTCAAACAATTACAAACAAAATATAACGATAAGTTATTAGAACTTGACCAATTAAGTCAGAGTGTAGAAGGATTAAAAGACTTGTTAATTAATACACAAGATCAAAATGAATTAAAAATTCGTATCTCAAATATTGAGACTGCTCTTGCTGCAAATTCTGCAATTTTTGATAATACAAATAGTATGATGCAACTCATTACTAGTGTTAATGATAGAGTTGATAGCATACTTAATGGAACCTCAAATATTACTATTTCATACGACTTAGATACAGTTCGCCCAGGTGAAGGAATTACAATTGATCGTCGAACTCCAAATAGAATTCGAATCGTTAATGGAAATCAGCAGTATAATATATCAAACACATCAATTACGAATATTTTTACAAACAATGTAATTGAGTTAAGCAATTTTACAAATTATATTGCGCATACAAATGGCGGTAATCAAATAGTTCTAACACGAGACCTTCAAATTTTCATAAATGACTCAACTGTCGCTTGGAAAAAAGGTCAAAGCTTACGATTAGTAATTGATGACGAGTTAGTAACTGATGTATATAATATTAAACTATACACCGATGCTACAAATAAAATGAATTTAGGTGCATATGGAGTTTCAATCGCTCTTTTAAACGATAGTGATTTTGTACCATCGGACAACAAACCAATTTTCGATATCATTTGTACTGACGAAAACTTGCTCACATTCAGAATTGATAAAATAAGATAATACACTAAATGGAAGTCAAACATACACTATCCGATGTTTTAAAAAGACTCGTTGTTGATATCGACAACATGAATAGCTTTCTGTACAGTTTACAGAATATTCTTGAATCGAAATCAGAAAACGTAAATGTTAACCAAACTAAAAACGATGGTTCAACATACTCAATTAACGTCCCATCATTCGGTTATTTAAAAGGAAAAATTGAAGATATTGATACTCGCTTTGAGACTCTTCTTTCAACAAATAGTGATGTTATTGGAATCAAATCAGCAAATGGTGAAGTTCGAAAATTTGAATTAAAGAAAACTTCTCAACTTTTACAAGAATTAGAAAGTGTTCAAAATTTAGCACTTGCTCTACCTACTGAATTTGGAGTTAAGAATAACTGGTTCTTTGAATCATTCCTAAATCCATTACTTTATGTAAACTTAAATATTTCAGACATTTTAACTGATGATATTGACAGTTTCGTTGTAAAGAGGCTTATTGTTAATGCAGTAAATAACGATGATATTGCTGCTTTCTTTGATACGAATTATAAAGGCAAAAACAATATTAATTACGATGCTTTAAAAACAGATTTAGACACAAACTCAATTGATTATTTTGAAGATGATAATGTAGTTGATGTTCAAATTGCCATAAATCGATTCAAAGGATCATTTGATGTACTGCGTGTTCTTGAAGAAACGGTAGATCAGGCACTAACTGATCAAACGGTTACAGTAGTTCGTCGTCGTTATAAAATCAATACTTTAAATTATACTGATGTTCTTTCTGGAGTTAAAAACAGTAAACTCTTATCCGAAGGAGATATCTTAATCACGAATAATGATTCAGAATATAAAGTAATAACTGTTAATAAAACAGACACTGAAGTCGTTCTTGAAAGAATCTTTGGAATTGACCCAATTACAATTGGTGCAAGTATTCTTAGAATAAAACCAGCACCGTATCGTGCTCCTGAATTACAAGTTAATGTAGGATTTAATGAACGTCAAGTAGTATTCATTCGCCCAATTAGCAAGGCTAAAAATTTAACAGTTGATGATTATTCGAATGGAGTAGCCGTTTATACAAATGACTTAACTATCCCATTACCAGATAATACAACAGCAACCTTAGCCAATTACTATACAAATTTCGTTGCCGATTTTGGATTAATTCTCCTTAATATGGCAAAAGAGCGTAAGTTACCTGCGATTGTTGCAAATAAACCGACTGCTCCAACATTATCTGCTGCAAACTTCACAGTTGTTCAGACAGATCAACATATTCAAGACGATAAAAACGTAACTCAGGTTCAAAATACAATTAAAGAAAAAGCTACGACTGAGAAAGAGATTCAGGAATTAAACAAGAAGATCGATGATATTAAAGCAAATATCACAACGACTGCAAAAACTGATCAAGAAGCAAAACGTCTTAAAAAACAATTAACTGAGGTTCAGAAGACTAGAGATGAAAAAACAGTTAGTTTATCAACTGTTGTTACTAACCTTACTCTTCAAATCTCAACTACTCCACAATTCATTGTTCCTAAAAAGTACAGTGTTCGTGGATTCTGGCAGATTCCTGACCCAGTTAAGTCAACATATGGTGACCAAACGGTTGTACAGTTTAAATATCGATATCGTTATTTAAGTCAAGCTGGAAATCAGCCAACCGCTCAGCAACATACGTTTGTTGAAACTGATGGAACTAAACGTTCTGCATCATTTTCTCCATGGACAGAAAAATTATCTAAGCCTAGAACCAAGAGTTTAGATACAACGACTGGTTTATATACTTGGGACGTTGAAAACGTTTCTGATTCAGACGTTGTAAACTCAAATCAATTAGATATTACAATTCGTAAGGGAGAAATTGTAGAAATACAAGTTAAATCTCTTTCTGAAGCTGGATGGCCAGATAATGCTGCCGAGTCTGATTGGTCAAACGCAGTACAAATACCTTTTCCAGAAAGTGTTTCTTCTGAAGAAGAATCTTCGGTTCTTACTCAAAAAGCATTTGCTGATAAGACGAAAATCGACTTTGAAAAAGGTCTCATTGCTCGAGGACTTGATACTCACCTTGCAAATCAATTTACAACTGGTGAGAAATTCTTTGCCCACCTAGCAGAGGACATCGCCAGCGGATTCTATACAACTCAAGGTGCCGTAATTAATCTTTATGACCAGTTAAAATCGATCAAAACGACATTAGATAGCGTACAACAATCAATTGCACTAGATTCTGGTGTAATTAAAGTAAGTATTATTGATCCTAATGGAAACACAACAGATGTTTCAAATGGAGATACAATTAATCTTTTTGCTGGATATTACCGTGATCTTATTAAAGACACAACTGGTGGAACAACTGTTTATAATGAAGGTCGTATTATTACAAAACAATACGTTATTTCAATTCAAAATACATCAGCGACGACCTTAGAATTAATGTCATTCTTATTTGGTGGAATTGATGAAACTGCAACATCATCTGATCCAGTTGCCAATCCAGATAGTGACTATCACTTAAATCGTAGATATGACTTAGTTCCAGTCGGAGTAAACAAAAATGTAACTCCAATTATTGGTAATGTTAAACAAATTGCAAGTCAGCAATCAACACAAGTTAAGAGTCAATGGTTAACAAGTCGTATCCGAAATTATGGACTTTCTGAAGAAGTATATTCACCAAGCAAACCAGCAGTAGATCTAATATCTCAGTATTCTGCAACGTATGATTATCGTGTCGGTATAACAATTGGGACAACACCACATGTTCCAGTAAACTGGGCACATTATTTACCGTTTGATCCACAAAATGTTACATTTACTGCAACGGCAAATAGCAAAGTTTGGAATGGAACAACTGACACTAGCACAAGCGGTGTTGGCGGAGGATTTCTAACGGAGTTTTGTATCAGCAAAGATCATCCATATCTTAAATCATTAGGTGCAAGTTTTGCATATCCTGGTCCTGGTCTTATGTCGTCTGTTTTTAGACCTGTGTTTGCGTCAGCTATACCAACAGCAGTTGATACAACTGCTCCACAACAAACCCTACCATTTGCCCATGCAATACATTTTGAAACATCTGTACAGGAAGATATTAATGCGTTTGGCATAAAATATTATAAACAAGCAACTCGAATTGCTCCAGCACCTCCTACTGATAATACTACCCTGGAGGATAATCAATATCCTGTCAAATTAGGATTTACTCCAAATGATGAATATCTAATTGGTAAATATACCTGTGGTGCATACTTATACTTATTCCCACAAGATTACGAATCCGTATCAGTACAAGGAAATTTCCCAGCAAGATCTGTGAGTCAAGTAAAAGTTGGCTCTGAAAATGCATTCAATATTCCAGTTCTATTTCAATTCAGATGTTCTGATAGACTAGGATATGTTGGTGGTTATAGAACCGCGGGCACATTAAACAATATAAAATATCAGAAGAAGATTGGACTCGATATTAATATTAAAAACGACGTTCCTTTTTCATTTGACCTTGAAGTAAGCGCACAATACACTAAAGAAACATCATTAGATGCTCCGCTAGTTCAAGGAAAAGGAAAAATTAGCACATTCTAAATAGATGGCAAAAGACTTATTATACACTAAACCGCTTAGTGCAGATTCGAGTTTTCAACTGGTTAGAACTAATCCAAAATTAACGGGCAATGTTAAGATAACAATTAATGAAGCCGGCGATATGTGGTTAGATTCAATTAAGGCGAATCTTGAACTTGCAAAAGATGACTATTCACGGTTTCCAATAGATACTACACAGTCTCTAGCTGGAAATATGCATAAATTCTTTAAAAATGGTGAAACTCCAAACGAGATTATTTTCGGTTTAACAGAAAAGGTCGACACTACTAAAACATCAAAGGATTTTAAAGATCAGTACGATTTTTCTAATTATTTTAGTGGAATCAAATATTTTCCATCTAATAAGTATGACGAGCGACTTTCATATTTTGCTCCCCTATATCTTAAAAAGGAGATACCTAATTATTTTGTAATCTTAAAAATTAAGGATCCTTTAAATTCAAAGATTGATCTTTCAAAACAAAATTTTGAAACAGGTCAATCAAAATCAGAGTTTATTATTGACCTGTTTAAGAATGCGACAATTATTAAAACCTTTGATCTAAGTGAAACCTCAAAACCAGGTAAATACATTCGTTCATATATTAATAGTAATAATTTTCCAGTAAGCCCACTAAGTGTATCATTCAACGAAGACGATTTTACTACTTGGAATGGAATCATAGTTGATTCCGGTATTCTTGGAAGTAAAGGCGAATTATTATACGATCAATACAAACAGTCAACTCCTCTAAAATTCTTTGAAGGAAATATTACTGGTGGATTTGAGCGAAACGGCGTCATTTTCCCAAATATTCTAAATCTTGATTTCATATTTACCGATGATACTTCTGAGAATTATGAATTTAATCGTTATTTAGGATTATATGTGGATACGCTAGAATTATCAAAATTAGATATCGACCTGGAAAGACTTTACGCAGAGCGTAGAACTTGGCCAAATACTCCGCATACTAAAAAACTGTATTTAGAATCAGATGATACTACTCTAGTTCAATCAAATTCAACTGGTGTAGTTGTTCCATATACAAATATTGATTTTAATATGGCTGAGTTTGAAGATATTTTTTCAGATTCAGAGTCTCTGTATTTTAATTATGTGACTGATTGCTATGGTAAATTACATTTACCTAAGCTAGAACAGCCATATACTGTTAATTATTCAGAAAAAGTATTTATTGAATTAACTTGCGATGGAACAACAGTAACTGCAATATCAAATATTCCACATGGCTTTAATACAGATGACCTTGTTCAAATTACAGATACATTAACTGAGTTAACCGGAAGCTACTTTGTCACTAGGATATCAGATATCCAATTCACATATCTAAACACAACAGCGACTCCGCTAGTTTTTGGATTTGTCGCAAAAGATATTGGAACTGGTATATTGACGTTAAGTGATGCAAAATTTGATTTAGCTAGGTTATTTGGCCCATCTCATGACCTATTTCTACAAGACACTGGGTTTAGTAGTCAATCTGCTGGGTTCTCGCATTCAGTTATTACAATTAACTCAAATCTTGGTCACCTCGATGAAATTCGATTATACCATCCAAATGGAACAAATGTTGACCTTAATGGAAAATATGATTATTATACAGCAGCAATTGGATATACACTAACGCCTAATCCTGGAGATTTTTATTCATATATTGATTATGATAATGTTGTTGGACATGATGTATTCTATTTTAACGCGATTGGTCTAAAACATGAAATTGCAAAAGCGCTTGCTGATGTAATTAATAGCACACGAAATCGTACATTCACTGCATATGCGTTTGATTCATACGTTTTTATCAAGTGTAATGTTGCTGGAGAGTTTGATGCAATTCACCAATTATCTTTTACATCACCTACTGCACAGTACACAGTTATTGATCTAGATGAAACTGGCGGGACGTCACTCGTTGGGACAATGTTCCAATTTAAAGGCGGATCTATAGTTACTGGTAATCGTCTAATTGTCGACCGTGAACACATGGCTAAGATTAATCAGGAAATTAATAATATCCTAATTAAAACAACTTCCGGCTGGTCAAAGATTAAAAAAACTTCCAGTTATATTGATCTAGTGACTGAAGAAAATTCAGTTACTGAGTCTACAATAAAGTCCGCAATTTCTGCATATTTCAATAAATGTGCAGTTGTTTTAGAAGACGCAGAGTCTCCAGCAATTGCATACACTGATTTTATCATGCGCAAGAAATTTAGACCTGCATTTGGATTACTTTCACTATTTCCAATCAAAGATATTAGCTTTGATTTTTATAGCAGCGATTACTTAAATTTTCCAGAAATAGATTTTTATCAATATTATTACATACCTGAAGGACTTGCTTTATTAACACCAAAGAGAGATCTGGCAGACATAAAATATACTCGATACTCTGTAATTAATAATGGAACTGCAAAAATTGAAGATCCTGCAACTCAAGCTACCTCAACAACGAGTATACTATTATCTAGTTTAAGTGGTTCTATTACTCTTAATGTTGGAACACTTGTAACATATGGATTTGACGATGGTTCTCAAAATCATTTACAGCAGGTTAAAATAGAATACGATGCTGACAATTATTTTATTGCACAAGTTGACACACCGGTAGGGTATGACTCATTAACTGGCAATCTATCACTAATCGTACTTAGTGTGGTCTGGAATATATTGACTCCTTTATCTTCTTGGAATATCTATCAAGTCGCTTTGCCTGGAACCACTATTAATCCTATCATAGAATTTACAGTGACTCAGCCATGTTATTATTCAAATTATATCGGCTCCCCAATCATATCACAAACAACAAAATTTACACCTGGTGATGTACTTATGTGTCCAATCAAAGATGAGAATTTGGAATTACGTAATTTTTCCGGTTTCTCAATTCTTAAAGATCCAACTAAAGTTATTGCAGCTGACTCATCTGACGAATATGCAATAAAGACAAAATATGTAAATGGGTTAACCCAAACAGAATATGACTTCTATAAAGAAAATGAAAGTATTGATTTTGCATTGCGTTCAAAAATTATTCCATATATCACAAAATGGGGAATAAAAAATGGACTCGATTCTAGAGATAATCCATATCGATTAAATACAGAAATTGTATTTGGTAGAAATAATTTTTCACCAGATCATACTGATCGTTCACAAAACCCAAATAATTTTACCCATGAGTGGTTCTATATTGAGAGTCGATTCAATTATCTAGATACGTTAGCGACAGCTAAGCAAAATAATTACTATTTTGACAAGCCACTCGATATTACAAAATTACTAAGTGACCCAAATTATTTTATTGAATATTTTACGTATACTCCAAAATTTGGAACTGACATAAATGGAGAGGACTTAGACGTTGCACCAACTCAATTCAGATATTCAGAAGTATTTAAGAATATTGCAGGACAATATGAGGCTTTTTTCAAAGGATTTAAGTTAATATTTAATGATGTTCATAATTCAACTGTATTTGGAGCAGACGGTAAACCTGTGGCAACTGACTCTACTTCTAGATTCGATGGCTATAAATTTAGCTGCGTCTTAAAACCGGTGAAGGAAGATTTCTTCAATCGCGATCAGCCGCCAATCCGATTTAGATTTATTGAGCACACCGACTATAAATTTATAACACTAGTTATTGAACTTGCAATTGGTTCAATTGATCAAATTAATTCATTTTGGAAGCAATTCATAATTATGGGTTCACCAGTTGGCCTCTCAAGTGCAAAACCATCAGTTGTTCCACCTAATGAAACATTTTATGCTGGACCACTAATTGGTGGAGATCTTCCATTTGAGACAATATATGGAGATTATCGAATTCAATTTGAACAAGTAGATGGAGTTGATGTGTCAAACCTAAATCATACTCTACTTTATTCTCTAAAGAATAAAAAATATAACTCTAGACTTGATAACTTCTCAAATATAAAATTATCATCACAGCTTGCAATTTCAGTTGCTGGCACAAATGGTGTTAATTTTGTCGCAGGTCCGCCAGTCTCAGGAACAATTAAATCAACCCAAATACCAAGTATTTCAAATTATCCAGCATCACTAGCCGATGAATTTACACCAATTAGTAACCTAGGTCTAGTTGCAATGCGCAACTCTGCATCTGGAATATTTTATATTATTGACCAAACGAATTCAGCATTTGCTCCACAAAACTCAAATCCAATTGATAGTGCAATAGATGATCGTCTTAATTTTAGTCTTGATGATATTCTAGGTGGTGCAGATTTAAGTTTAGTAACTCCAATTAGTCTTCCGCCATTTACTTCAATTTTCCAAAATCTACCGCTGCCTTCTGGATTCACAGTAGTTGTCCGAAATTACTTCACATTCTTTGTGATTGGCGGAGGTAAGAACTATTTTGAAAAGTTATTACAAAAACTGTCTTTTTCTAAATTTAAACAATACCTAAATACTCTTGATCCAATTATTGAATTTGAATCATACTCTCTAGATATAAATGGAGTGAGTCAGTTATCACCTGACCCTAAATTCTATTTAGAGATTCCAGATGTTGCAAATGTTGAAAATACAAGTCAAATTATTATTAACTCAGATATTGATGTTCCAACTCAATTCTCATTTAATAATGAAATTGGATATCAATATGAACAGGCTAAATTAAACAATATTGTTGAGCTAAATCGTTATCCTGGTGGATATGAACCTATTACACACGATGTATTATATTGCAAATCAAATTTCAAATTTTTTAAAAATAAGATAAACGATTTACCATTAAGTAATACTCGATTGAATACACAAATCGATAACTTATTGACTCTGGCTAATTTTAATCATATTAAGGTAGCTAACACCAAGATACTCGATCTTGAATCTGATCCTGCACATCTTCCAATTTATCCAAAAATTGGTGAAGTCGCAATCGGTCAAGCTCCGCATTTCCTACTAAATAGTAATTGGGATTGGGGCTTTCACCACAGATATTCTAGTAAAACTGAATATTCTGCAGCATCTGGTGCAGTTCGAGTAGAAGAAGATGAAAATTTCTTAGGTAAAATATTAACTGTTCCTGAAACACTATACCTTACCCAGTTTAATATAGTAATGCTAACAGATAGCCAAAAATTATCAGATGTTGACCTTACTCAAATTGAAATTGTTGCAAAAGAGGGAACCTCTAGTCTTGATGGATTTATTAATTTAAACAATGCAATCACTAATTACCTTATTGCTGATGGAATCGAACAAAAATTCAATGATTATCTAGTAAATTCAAATGAGTTTATTGGAAACTACGTCACAATTCAAGAATATGTTAAGGATTACATAAAATTAAATATTCTCAAACTATACAATACAGACACTATTGAATTCTTTAGTAAAAGAAATGCTAGCCTTTTTTCAACAAAGACAGTACAAAATTCAAATCCGATCTCGTTTGTATTCTTAGATGATATTCAGCGCAAAGCTTTAGGTTACGCAGAATTCAAAAATGTGCAAATAAATAAAACAGACAGATTAATATTAAGCTTCAGCATACCAAAATCAACGGCAGCTGGACAAGATATCAGTCCGAAGATAAAAATTAAATTCATCTAAAGATGCCAATACGAATTAATTTAAAAGAACTATTTCCAGCAGACGCTCAGGAAATTTCAATTGATAAAATAAACTTCAACTTTAATAAATTATTAGAGTTAGGCATTGGAGAGCAGGGGTTAAGAGGATTCCTTGGTAATCAAGGATCAGCTGGTCCTGGCGGTATTCAAGGTCCAGATGGAACTAGAGGAAATATCTGGTTTGTTGGGCCGGGTGATCCTACGATTGTCGATGATCCAGCTATTCCCGATGATTTATTACCTGGTGATTTTTATTTAGACTCATCAAATTTTGCAGTATGGCAATGGGATGGAACTTCATGGAATTTCTTATTTGATCTAACTGCAATTATTAATAATTACCTAGCCGGTTCACCTTCACCATTCACTAGAGGATTAGGTATTGGTTCTCCAAATGATGATCGATTTATCCTATTCAATCGTCGTTCAGACAATATAACTGACGTTACACTTGGTGGAGTTGGCGGAAACAATGCAAATAACGATATACTCTTCTTAAATAATTTTGATGAGGATACGATGGCTGCCCTAATTCCTCCAGGATTTATATATGGTCCTGCGGAAACGCCGGTCATGCCACAAATTGGTACTGAGACTCTCTATAATTCACTATTATCAATCTATGTTGACCACCGATTTGGTTCGATTGGTAGATATCATGTAGAATTAGGTGAGTTATACCAAGATGATACTCTGCCTGATCCAAATCCGATACTCACAAATGTTTACGAAAACTATAAGATGCGATATCTTAGAGTAATTCCGCCAGGCGGAGTATATTCTGATCACTACAATGTTGCACAGTTTTCAATGGATATACCTGAGACTGGAGTTCTATTTACTCGTAATTTTAATGGAGTTTTTGAATTTATTACACCAAAGGCAAATATTATTGATTCAGTAAACGAATCAGCCCATGTATATATTGGTTCAAAATACGGGCTTAATGAAATTACTGGAAACACTGGAAATTTAGCAGACGGTATCTTATTTTACCTATCTGATGGTGGAATCAATGGAGCAAATATTGGAATCGCAAAAGACTATCTGATTGCAAATCTTCCGGCTGAGACTGGATATATCACAAATCATCCAGCGAAAGATTATTTTATGATGACCGCTGCTTCTGATCTTAATGGAATATACTTAAATGACGACGTTTTACAGAATGGTGGAAATATTATCCAAGTGGCAACGACTGAGCCTAGAGCAGTAGACGTTGAAGTATCTGCGAATGTTTCACCAAGTTCGTTCTTAGGTCATATGGGAATTGCTCGAGATGGAAATACTATTTATACTGTTTCTGGCGATCCGAACCCGACGACATTAGTAGAAAAATATGGGTATTTTGATAGATTTACAATAGAGAACCCAAATAATCCGATCTCAGAATGGTCTGCAAAATTTGATGGAACAACGACAAATGTAATAGCACATCTGCCAGGGTGTTTTGTTTCTACTGATTCGTATAATAGTTCTGATTCACTAGTTGGTCCAGGAGCAGCAGATATTGCAATTGCTGGAAAATACATGTATGTTGTGAATAATCAACATAACGACCGTACTCCAAACCATACGGCCAGTCCAGCACATCTATTCTACCGAACATATTTCCAAATATGTGAACTTGATAGTGTTAGGAACACTGCACCACGCCGAATCTCTCGACTTGGATATGGGGCGCCTGGCGGTGATTCTCCGGAATTAAATAGTGCATATCGTGTATTGATTGCTGGCAATCATGCAGTTGTTGCAACAAACGGTCTATACACATTACTTGGAGTATTTAACACCGAATCCCTTGGCGGAGTCACGACAATTAATATTACCGATCCTACCACTCCAGTCGTGGTAAATTCAGCTGTCCCAGCCATGTTTGAATCAACTGTGTCCGCACCGTTCAGATATCGTGAGAATGCCATACTTGATATGGATATCGTTGATGATAAGGTTATAACTCTTACTTGGCAACATAGTGGCGGAAATCACGAAATAAGCACCGATTATCAAGTAAGAATTGACGTATTTAATTTAAACAATAAGACTGGTAACATTTCCTGGGATGGACTTGGCAGTTTGCACGTAGCGTACGAGACTGCAATACCGATTGATAGTTTTCCATCTGTAAATAAACGTGGTGCAATTGTTGCAAATAAAAAATATATTTACGCCGGATACGGTAATAAAATAACAATATTTGATTTAATGTTGCCATCAGCTGCTGGAGATCTTAGTGATGATGCAGATCCGTGCAGACACATATATGACAAAATTACCGAGCTGACTCTAACTATTCCTAGCGGTACCTGTGAGATATATGATATGAAACAGTTAGGGAATAGCCTATATGTTCTAGCAGTTAATTCAGATAAATCAACATCCTATGCATTTAAAGTTGATGTTTCTGGAGGAGTGGACACTACTAATTCTACATGGTCAGTAACTAGCCCTCCAACACAAGTATATTGTAAAGATTTAAACTTCTTAGCGTCACGATTCTTGGTTGTCGGAAAACATATTTATGTTGGTATACATAGTAGTAGTGATGATACTACAAATGTTGAATCACTTATCGCTATTGATTTTGATGGTATTTATACCGGCGGTGCACATATCGAATCACTGCGTGCAGATCAACTTGACGTAACTCAAAATGCAAATATTGGTGGTGGATTAAATGTCGGCGGACCAGTCGAAATTGGAGATAACTTATTAGTCAATGGAGTTATTGCTGGACTAGGTGCAGTGCCAATTGGAGTAACTGTTCCATTTGCTGGAACCACTGCACCGAACGGCTGGTTATTCTGCGATGGGACACTGCATAGTAGATATACGTATGTTACATTATTTGCTGCACTTGGCACAGTTTATGGATCCACTTCTGGAACTAACTTTAGGGTACCTAATTTAAAACACCGTATTCCTGTAGGATATGACTCAGCGACTTATCCGTTTGATACTGTTGGTGATATACTATCATCAACCGGTATTGGAACAGACCCCTCACCAGAATTCATAGTTATGAATTATATAATATATGCTGGAGCTTAACCTAGACTAGATAAGTTTACCGGATCCTTGATCAGTAACTTTCGCGGCCAATTTCCTAAAAAGTTCTTGGCCGCCCTTATGTATTCTTTGTTCAAAGAAGCGTAACACATCCATTAAACCTGCAGATTTCTTAAGTCTAAGAATTTTAGGGTCAACTGTTGCACTGTCTTGGTGTACAGAGTCAACATATACATTTACAAAGAATTCACCAAATTTCGTATCAATATATTGAACGAATCGGCGATCTTCGATTTGGGAAAGGATAATTTCATAATATTCATCTGGGTCAAAATCTCTTGCGAGTTGTGACCACCGATATCCACTATATTCACGTAATTCTTCTTGACTTTTAAATTCGCTACGCTCACCAGCAATTGCCTTTATCTCAGTCGGTGTTAAGACATAGAGCAAATCAAAAAATAGCTTAAGCACTCGAGACTTCATCAAGTATGGATATGTTTCTGCAGCATACTGAGTCGTCATACCAAGACGATAGTCTTTAAAGAAATTTGGATCTTTGTAATCATTGTATGCATGAGTCAATTCATGATTTAAAATATCGTCCAAATACTTATTGATTACTGCTCGATCAATTTGACCACCGGTCTTCGGCACAACAAATTTACACAACATATCAATTTTTACTTTGACACCCTTACCTTCAATTAATTTTACTTTATTGTAATTGCGTTGATAGTGCGCAGCATAGGGAATAAATTCCTCCTCGTCAACTGCCGAAATCTCAAACAGTATCTTAATTTGGTCTAATGGAAATTTAGTAGCGGCCTCCTGAGATACTTCTAGATAGGCATCTTTAAGTATAATCGACTTACTAAAATTAGTAAACTCAGTCCTATTCGCAGCGATATATTTGTCGAGCGTTGCGTTGATTAGAGTCTTACACACTTGTGCATATTCCTCAACGGTTGTCGAGAATCCTCGAGCTTCAGTAATAAATTGATTAAAGTTCTTTAACATTTTCTGATCTCCATTGACTTAGCGTAAATGGTAACATTTTTTCTATCCAAATATAACGATATAACTCGGCAATTAGGAGCGGTTCAAACCCGCGATTCTTAGCAATGCCTTTATTTAGAAGCAGGGTGTCCTTCACAGTTTTTGCAACCATGGATTCATCTTCTTTCTCTTGAATAACGGCAAAACATACATTTTTACTACTAGTTAATCCAATTAGCTTTGGATCATTTATTGCATCAGCGGCTGTTCCAAATGAATTACTTGCCAGGTCTGGAATAGTGATCGTTTTTACCTTTGAGAAAGAGTAGCCAAAGTTTCTTTTTGGGTCATCTGACAGCTTCCAAATTCGATAAATATTTGTTCCAAGTTTATTTGTTACAATAAATATTTCTTTTTCACAATGAATATCTCTATTCATATGAAATAATTTAATCTTGTCCAAGATATCAAGATGAATCTTCATGTACTCAATAGCAATATTCAAGAACACGTAATTTGCATTCTTAAAAATCTTTGCAGTTTCTTCAGGCAAGTCATATACTTTCTTCAATTCATCCTGAATCTGTTTAATTCTAGCTTCTTTCCAAATTTCTTTGTATTTTGCAGTAAATATGTTACCGGTCACGGCTAAATTGTTCAAATTAAGTATATGAAACATGACCTCATAAAATCGGTCAATATTATCAGCTGCGATCTCCTCTTTATACTTCACACTGGCACCCAAGAGAACATAGTTAAAGTATTCCGAGTCTAAATAGGTGCCTTGGGTAATCCAGAGCGGGTCTAATATAAAATCCTTTTTCAAAGTTAATCTTCTTTTTATTATTTATTTTACTACGCGGCGAATATCAGTTTAGTTTATTCTTAACAAATAAATAAATAACATAAAGCATCAGTAGGCAAGTAATGATAAAGACTACCGTAAAAATTTTAATAGACCCACAGAAAAATTCGTTAACGTTTAGTAAAAACTTTAGAATTTTCTCTACCCTTGATCCGGTATGTGGAATTGTCAACTTTACAGATTTCGTAGAAGATGTACTTACTACTTCACCTACTGCACTTGACCTAACCAATCTTAAGCGATATATTAGATACTCTAGAAACAGGCTGGACTGGTCTCTATGGTATGAAGTTTCTCCAGGCAACTTGGGAGATGCTGCGTCTATCTTCCTAGATAAAGCAGATGATTTCTATTTTGAAGTTAAATATGAGTACGATGATGGAACAGCAAATGAATTATCATCAGTTATTCAGGTCAATGAGATTAAACTTCGATTTGAAGTCGGCGTAAATATTCCAACCACGTTTACTCCAGTTTCTTCTTGTTCTGATGAGAAAAGTATCTCAATTATTACTAACCGCGATCCAAGCTTCAGACCATATGAAGTCGGTAGTGCAGTTAGTATGTATCAGGAGATGTCTTATTTTACAAATCAACTATATGGCCACCAGGTCGTCTATTTTAGAACCCTACCTGAAGCAGACAGCGGCGATTATGTATTTAAAGAGTGGACACTATATAAAAATGTCGATCGTAAGTGTGTTAAAGTAATGGTTCCAAAGAATGCATTCCCAAGTAACATGCCGAAATATGCTGAATTTGGAATAGATTTTCAAATGCCATTTGAGATACATCTAGACCATCGATATTTTCAATCAATTTTTGGAACAAACTCAGAACCTCGAAAGAGGGACTTCTTATATTTTCCATTACTAAATCGTATGTTTGAAATTCAAGGCTCATATCTGCACCGTGGATTTATGATGTCTCCGACCTTTTGGAAAATACAGCTTAAAAAATTCAGTCCAAACATCGACATGCTGCTCAAGGATGACGCACGTCACTTCTTGGACAATGTAATACTTAGTGCAGATCAACTATTTAGTGAAGCAGTAAAGGATGACATAAAGGACGGAACGATGCCAGAGCAATACTCAACTATTTCAACCACGTTTGACTCTTCGCGTCGAGCGATCCATCCGGAAGTTTCAATTCGTCCACTAAAATACACATTTAATTTTGCAAGTCTAATCGATAACTACTATGACTTAAGTACTATTCCATTATCTGACTTAAATTATGAATTAACAAATGACCCAATTCTAACTGCAGAAAGCATGAATCTTGCAACTCTGCCAAGTTTAGAAACAAATGTTATACAATCAAATGATGTAGTACTTGCATATCAGGGCAGCGAAATGTATACTGCTTGGAAAAACAGTGCTCTGATGACAAACGATAAAAATGTCAAAAGTACTTCTACTCTATTTTGTCGAGTTCGCGGACCATTTGATACAATTCCAAATCATATTGGACAATCTGACTCTGGTCGATATATCCGAGTTGAAGCATATCGTAATTTAACATTTAAAGATCAGCGGGATATCTTAATCGATACAGTTGGTGGAAAAGATTACGCTAAATTTAAAGTTCGTCAGACTGCAGTAGTCTATTCAGCTCAACCGAAATTTAACTTAACTGATTCGAAAAATATTTCATTTACGTGTTTATTTAATGTTCCAGCAGCCGCAAGTTCAATTAGTTTCCTAGATGGATACGATAATGAAACTGGCACTGGGTTCAAGGCAACTGCACATTTTACCCGATATATCAGTACGCAGCCTGAAGGAGACCTAAATATCACGGTCACTATTAATTCACAAGTCAAAGCATATAATATTGCTAATTTCAAGAGTGATGCATGGCACGGACTAATTGTCTCTGCATCTAATGAATTTAAACAGTGCGGAGTCTATGTATATTCGATTGAAGAAGATCAATCAGATGTAATAAATCACAATGATTTTAAAAAGATCTTTTCAAGTGCGTCATCTCTGACTCAGACCACATTCAATCTAACTCAGTATTATACTCTACCGACATCAACTCTATTGATAACAAATTTAAGACTATTTAATACGATGGTCAAGGAAGAACAGCATGATTTTATCCTAAGTCAACAATTTATTAAGGATGAATCAATGTTACTGCTAATTGATAATTGTAGACCACAATTAAATATTCCATATATTGCAAAAAACAGATAATCTAAATGAAGAGTTCAACACATGAAAATATAAGAAATGAGAATACACAAGACGTTTTCATGAGAAACGCAACGCTTACTCTGCTTGACTTATTAAATCGAAATGTTATTATTGATCTTAAGAGAGATGATGTAGTTACTAAGCATGAAATTCCATTCTTTTATAATTTCGGTGGAGACGAAGGATTCATGAAAGATTTCTTTGTAGAATTACCAACCGATTGTAAATACCCAAAACATGTAGAAGGAAATTATGAACAGATGCCTCGCGGAATTGTAACGCTAAGCTCTTTTGCAATCAAATCAACAGATATTACAAATAAGTATGTTCGTGGAACGTTTACTCAGGAGACTCGTGATGCGAATGACGAGAAACAGATGAAAGCTTTTTCATCTAGATTATTTACAATGCCAATTGCACTAAAATATGCAGTAAAAATTGAAAGCGACAATATTAATAAGACATTTAAGATAATCGAAAAAATCTTTGATTTCTATTATAAGAATCAAGTGAGATATTTTCAATTTAGAGGTCTTCGAGTTCCAGCACAAATTGTCTTTCCAGATAATGCTGACTTTCAAAAGAATTATGCATTTTCATATACTGATACGAATACTGTCTCAATCACATTAAACTTAGATGTCGAAACATATTTCCCTAGTTTTGACGACCATTCGACATTCTACAAAGGAAATACTATTAAGCAGATCAATTTACGCGAATCTCAAAGCGGATCAAATTCGCCACTAGATAGCGTGTTTATTGATCCTGATTTTCCACCGTCTGAATAAATAATATAATATGGAAACAAGATTAAAAAGTTTTATCCAATTTATAGGAGAGAGTTTAGAAATTTCAAATGAATTGAAATATCATGCTACTCATGAATTATCGATTGCCAAGTAAGAGCTGGGCAAATGTAAAAAACGTAGGCAAATAATGTTATTGAACGCAAGACAAAATGGATTTATCTTCTCCTTTCCGCCAGATTATTTTAATGATCGAGTAAAGGAGAAATATAAAAAGTATTATCAGAGTTTAATACTACCATATGATAGTATTAATGACTTTATGTCATCCACTATCCAAAGTGTAGATTTTCCAGGATGGGAAATGGATCCAGTTGTTCAGACTCGACTATTTGGTAAGAAACAGGATTTTAAGAATGCTGTTCAGATACCTGATTTGTTTACTCGAACATTTTCAATCACTTTTAAGTTGACTGATGCGTACTTAAATTACTTTATCTTTCTTGAAAACAGTAAAGACTATTTGGATTTTAGTAATAAGACTCCGACCTTTCCGCCGATGCGACTCTCTTTACTTGATAATCAGGGTTATCTTGTAGCGTCAATTATTTTTCAACGCCCAATCTTAACAGGCCAAGACGGATTTAAGCTGTCATATAGTTCAGGTACTCCTGATTTCAGAACATTTACTGCAAAGTTTAAATACTTTGATTTTGATATCGAATTAGATTTCGATTAAATTACGGCTTTCGTTTTAACAGTAAGTTCAGCAACAAAATTCTTTACGGAGTCAGTAGTTCTTTTATTTCGAATATTGTTCAAGCGGAATTGATTATCCAGCATGGTTTGAACATACGCTGCAGTAATTTGAATATTACCCTTTGTTTTAATTGCGGTCTCTTCTAATTTAATTAGCGCCGGTGTTTTAATTGCCGCCACCGGTTGAGCTGCAAATATCTCTTCCACAATTTTGCTAGCAAGGCTGCCAGCCGCTTGACCATTAATCTCTACTGTTTGGGTAGCATCAAGAAAAGTTTTTGTGTCATCTGCTAATTGCGAAGTTAATTGATGCAGTTGATTGGCAACTGCTGGATCATTCTGATTTTGAGTTTCTAAAATAGCTTTACTTTTTATATTCTTAAGTATTTGTCTATTTAGTATCTCATACGCATTAACCTCAAGTTTTACTCGAGCATTAATCTCTTTTAAAATAGTATCATTTAAGTTATTTTCAAGATTTGCCAAAATTGACTCTTGTGCTGCTGCCATGTTATTTTTTATTTGATTATAGATCAGGATCAGTTATTATTTGAACATCCAAATTATCGAAATAACTTAATCTCAGAGTTCCAGTAGAATTCGCAAATATATTACATGTATATGGGTTATAAACATGAGTTGCTGGGTTGGCCGTAAAATCTACACCAATCACCGCATATTGGGTCCAGTTATATTGGAATCCGTTGCTCACATTTGTTTGAAAGAAACTACCAAGTGTATTATATGAAAAGTCTCCGTGTATCGCATTATACCAAAATTTAGTTCCAATAGTATTACCGATAAATCCAGCTTTGCCACTTCCATCTAAATAAATATAATTTGAGAAAAAATCATTTCCGATATAATTGTCTGCAAACGGCTGCCCTCCAGAAATAGTATTTCCTGGACCATTTTTACCATCGAGTCGTCCGCCGAAGTAGTTTCCAATATGGTTTCCAGTAAAGTGAAGTTTACCAGTTACACTGGAAAAGGCATTGTATGCAAAGTAGTCACCAATCACGTTTCCATCATTTTGCTCAGTCTCTGGATTAATTCCAAAATATTGTAAATTACTGCTAGCCTCCTGTCCTTGAAAAGTATTCCTAAAAAAGTCGTTACCGATTTTATTGCTACCGAAGACATCAGGCATTTTATTTAGATGACAATTATCACCAATTTGATTAGATATAAAATTACTAAATACTGAATTCTTTGACCAGCCAGTATTGCCTACAAAGTCATTGCCTATGTGATTGCTATTAAACGTATTTACAAAATTTAATTTAAAGCCGTCACCGATTACATTATTCTTCATGTCTGAACATGGAGTGTTTTGATCACCATTTGTCTGAAAATAATCTCCGATTTTATTTGAGCTTAAATTATTTACCTGATTGCCAGTCTGAAAGTAGTTTCCGATAATATTATCATGAAATTCGTAACAGTAATTTGCTACAAATGAAATAGATTCAATCATAAGTTCAATATCGTCAACTCCACTAACTCCGCCAAGTTCTGCTCCATCAATTACAACAATATTACCAGTTTGATAACCAGTTCCTTGAGAATTTAAAACAATATCACTAAAATTTGCAATTGTGCCAGCACCATCTACGACAATATCTACCGTAAATCCGATACCTGCACCAAGTGTTGGAATATCTAAATATGTTCCAGTAGTATACCCTCCAGCAGTTGGAAATGTTATAGCTGAAGAAAACGTAGCAACTCTGCCGGTTTTTGACTCAGGCGATCCATTATTATTAAAGTAATCCCCGATTCTATTATTATAAAAATTATATGCAAAATTTTTCTCAAAATGGTCACCAATTCGGTTTCCATCGAATGTATCAATATACGCAAATTTAGATCCATTCCCAAAAAAGCTAAATCCAATCTGATTCGCTGTAAAATTACTCATATAGTTATTGGAACAGGAATCACCGATTTGATTATTTTGGAAAAAGCCACTTGAAAAATAGCTATCCCCAATAGTATTATTTTGAAAATAATCCTCAATGCTATTGTTTTGAAATGTCGTCTTTGTTATTTCGTTTCCCAAAAAATCATCATCAATAACGTTTGATAAAAATACGCTATCTGAAATAATATTTTTTTTAAAATTGCTTAGAATCGTATTTTGAATAAAGCTATTGCCAATAAGGTTTTCGCTAAAGCCGTTTCCAATATCGTTTTGGTTAAAATCGCTACCAATTACGTTATTAGAAAACTCGTTAAAAATGCGGTTATTGTAAAACCCATCGCCGATTTTATTATTATGACACCAGTGCCCAAATACTGTACCGTAACAGAATGCTCCAAGTCCGACTGGATCAAATGACCCAATCGTATTATTATAAAAATCGCCTCCAGTAGTAACACTTTCGCAGTAATCGCCAAAGATACTATTAGGTACAATAAATGCTGGATCGTCAAATCCAAATCCATCAAAGATTCCGCCGAGGAACATATTATCACATTCTACTCCAAATGTAGGTGTATCGTCTCGATATGTTGCACCAGGATAAGGTTCGTTAATTTCAGTAAAGCAGCCAGTTAATGTATCTGCATATCTTTTAAATAATACGGCACGATGGTCATAACTTGTTCTATTATTATCGTCTGCTGTAATTCGCTCTGAGATTCTTCCAAGTGCAGGTTGTAACCCAAGTTCAGTGAACGAAAAGCTCCAATCATATTGAATTCTATCTCCTGGCCAAACAGCAGATAGTGCAGTTGCCGAGATGGTTGTCGTGGATGTTGCAGTAAGAATTAGAGGCTCCACCGTTCCGGTCTTTGTGACAATTGGATATTTTATCGCTCCACTATTATCATAATCTGGCTGGTCATATACTGTTTGATAATTAGTCAGTAAATATTGCTGACCTGGTATAAGAGTTCCAGCACCAATTGCTGTTACTAATTGTGCATATGTGATTGAAATTAGTGTTGCTCCGCCTCCTCCTCCGCCAGTAAGATCGTAGATATTACAGTTTTCATCAGTATAATATAGAGTTTGTGTAGTTGGAACAGTTGCTGTTTCATAACCTGGAGGACCTACCCAAATTATTCCAGTATTTGCTGCTGGACATGCTGGTACTGGTGGACTTCCTGCTAATTCATATAGTGTTAAGAATGCTGCAGCATTTGGCTCAGTTAAACTTACCCATCCACGACTCTGAAGATATCCAATAAAGTCTTCTCCAAATTGTGGGCGTTGGTTTTGAATCCCAGTGTAAATTATTTCACCTGGAACACCAATCTCTGGCCAATCATTAAAATCAGTAAAACGCTGACGTTTTGTTTCAGCTACTTTAACTAATAACTGCTGCCCTTCAGCACGGCCTAGTGAGTCAATTGTAAATGTTGGGATTCCATCTAGTGTCAAGCTAAGCTTATCAGTAATATTCACAAAATCAAATGTTCCGCGGTATACTTGAAAAGTATTTAAAACCTCATCATATTTAATATTTGTTAAAAATTCTAAATTTGCATTAGAAAGGCTCGCAAAGTTCAAATTTGTGATATCAATAATTGATGTCAGACTTGAGTTTGTTAATTTGCGCACAGCCTTTAAATTTTTATAAACAGGCATCCTGTATAAGTTATTTTTATTATTTATTAAAGAATCGGGCAGTTAGAATATACTACACCTATTACTTTTTAATAATTTTTGTTGATTTGTCAACAGTTGAATTTATTGTGAATTTACCTCGATTTACAAGACACTCCTTAAGTTCAGCATTAATCATCTTTGTTTCTGAGTTATCTAGATAGCTCATGCTAATCTCATTTTCTCCACCTAAGTAATCACAATCAATTATTTTAGAACCTTTGATGATATTATTTGAGAAGATAGTACACTCTTGTAATTTTGAGTGTTTAATTGTGCAACCTTCAAATAAACATAGATGTGCATCTGCTTCAATTTGACACTGATAAAACTCGATACCCTCAATTAAGATACTTTTCTTTAGAACCGCATCTTTTACTTGAACTGCTTTTCTGCGGCTATCATAGTTTATAGTAGCTTCAGTTATTCCACCGCCGACTATTAACTTAAATACCTTTTCGCGTAGAATCGTGTAGTTTGCTTCAACGATTCGAGGGTCATCCTTTAGATCAATATAAACTGAAATATTTGGGTACAACATTTTAAAATTAAAATAATTACGAGTACCGTCAATTGATGTTCTAAATTCGTTAACTATCGTATTAATCTTTCTCTTCTCCTCTACCGTGTATGAATAATTTGAAGACATTGTCGTAAATAAATGTTCTATTACTAGATTAATTGCAGAAACTGCCTCTTTCTTCTTCTTCGTATAATCTTTACCACCGATATAATTGATTACAAGATTACCTTCTCCTAATTCAGAAAAGTCATTTGCAAAGAAATCTGATTCTGGAAATTTGAATTCAGTTGGATCCATACGTTCAATAAAGCGTTCAGTAACGACAGTATTGTAAATATCTCTAGGCTGAATAAAATTTAAGTGATTTTGATATAACTTACGATTTTCATTTTGTTGTACTGGCCAGAGGTTAAATAATTCTTCCTCGTTGATTCCAAGCAGATATTTAAACTTGTTTAATTTGTCAAGTTTAATTGGTAATTTTAAGTTTGACTCATCAAGACGAATTCTAGTCTTTACTGAACATCTGTCCGTTGTGTACCCAATACTTTCAATCACATTCATTGTTTTTAAGAACATGTGAACTGCTTCCTGGTATGGTAAAAAACCAGTAGATAGAGTAATCTCCTTATATCCGTTTGAATATCTTGGAGCTACGGTAAATGATTCATATGTGGGTTCGCTACCTTTTTCGATATCGACAAACCATTTTACATGTTTACCTAGTGCTCTAGCAAACTTTGCAGCTGCCTCTCTTTTATTTAGTGGGGTAAAGAATTCAAATACAAAGGATAGACTTGAATTGTCATAAATTTCTTTATTTGAAATTGATTTAAACATGAAAGATACCTTTATTCTATTTATACAAAAAAGGGACCCAATTGGATCCCTTTTAATTTCCGTTAAGTAAGAGTAATTACTTTACTTTCACAACTTTCGCTGTGTCAACTGTTTTTGCAGTGTCTACTGCTGGGCAGCAAGCACTTGAGTCAACCGCAACTTTAGTAGAATCAACGGTCGCTGTTGTTGCAGGCGCACTGTTACTTCCACATGAAGCCAAGATAGACATTGCAATGCATAACACGATCATCTTTTTCATAGTAATATTTGTATTTTTTTATTATTTATACATCAAAATGGCGAGAAAGTTTTATATTTCTTTCTCAATTCACCACTTAGACGTATTCCCGTGGAGTCGGAGGGAATCGAACCCTCGTCCAAATAACTGATCGATGAAATTCATTCACAAGCTTAGTCTATTTTTCGAAACAGACAAAATTTTTGGTTTTCTGGACAGTTTATAATGAGTTTCCTTCTCACTCTCATAACGGCTTACTGTATGCCTCACGTCTATCCGTAGTGCCTTGATGGTGCACATTTTTTAAAACAGGTAAGTGCGACCTAGTGACTATGCAGATACTGCGTAATCAGCACCAACGAAAGACATTGCGTCTTCGAAAGTGAAAGTTGACTTTTCGTCATTTAAAATGTATATAGGTGATTAACGTGTTTCCAATACTAACACGGCCTGCACTTCAAAGAACTAAATTACCTGTCAAAACCGGGCGACCCCATATTTGCTAGATCTATATTATCTATCCTGAGTATTATATAGAAAAGCTTAAAAAAGTTTTTGCTGATATAAATAATCTAAAGAAATTATACTAAATGACTAGTGCAACTGAAAATTTTAAAGTCTTTACACGACTTAGCATTTATGTCGAGGATATACTCGGTCAGTCAATAAATTACTTAACCAGTAAATTTGATCAGAACCGTGTAGTTTTCACGGCAGCGTCACCTTTCGGACAATTACTCTTAGTTGTAGAGAATTTAACTCAGCTGGTTTTCTACTATATTGAAGATGCAATTACTGAACTTAATATAAATGAAGCAACTCGATTAACCTCAGTTTATTCATTAGCCAGTCTTACTGGCCACAATGCAAGTCGTGCAGTCTCAGCAATCGGTGAGATAAAGCTTTCTACGAACGTAGCTGCAGTTGACGCACAATATGATTTTGTAATTGTTCCAAATTTAACCAGGCTGCGCTGTCTAAATAATGGACTAACATATATCTTAGATCTTCCACAAGATGAAGTTAAATTTTCATTTAGCGGCAAGGATAATGGTACGAAATTACAAATTCGTCAAGGAGTCGTTGAAACTCAGACAGTTACCGCAAAGGGTGTCGCAATCGATAGTTTCTCAATCGGTAGCCCACAAAATTTCTATGTAGATAATTTCTATGTAAATGTTTATGTAAATGGTGAAAAATGGACCAAATATGATTCTATGTTAGACATGCCTAGGGGCGATAATGCATACATGGTTAAAACTGGAATAACTAGCGGAATCGATCTTTATTTTGGAAACGGCAATTATGGCAAAATTCCAAGTTTCGGTTCAGATATCTCAGTAGAATATCTTGTTACTGAGGGAGCAAATGGAAATATTAGAACAAATGATCCAGGTAAAGTTCAATTTGAATTCATCGATACCGGTTTTAGTATTTTAGGCGATGAAATTAATCTAAATGACTATATTGATGTTATAACAACACATCCGCCATTTTTTGGGTCAAATCCTGAAGATTCTAACTTAACTCGACTTATTGCTCCAAGAATGTCAAAAAGCTTTGCTCTAGTTAATGCTGATCATTATGAAGTCTTACTTCGAAAACTTAAACTATTCTCAGTTATCACTGTATTTCTTGATGCAGTCGATAACCGTGTACTTAATCTATTCTTGATTCCAGATATTAGAAAAACCTTTAGTACTGGCCAAGATTACTTTAATGCTGACCTTGCCCGATTTATCCTAACTGACTATCAAAAGAACGAACTTCTTAGATATATTGAAAAATCTGGATCAAAACTTATTTCAACTGATATTAAGATACTTGATCCGATTCCTAGTAATTATGTTATTAATACGTCAGTTATCGTATTTGACGATATTGACACTGATATTATTAAACGCGATATATTAAATGCATTAGGCACGTTCTTTATTCAAAATACTCGTAGAAATCGTGTTCCAAAGAGTGATTTAATTAAAATTATCGAAGGGGTAAATGGAGTCGATTCAGTATCAGTCAACCTCGTTTCACAGAAGAATGAACTTGCAAAAATTGCAAATCCAAATGCAGTAGACACAGGACTTGATGAATTTAATGATATTGTGACAATCGACGCTGAACTTCCATTAATTCGAGGAGGATTCTCAGATCGTTTTGGAAATGCATACTCTGCTGGACTTTCAGAAGAAGGTCTAGGCTCAGTAAATATTCAAATAAAATCAATAGTACCTCGACCAAAAACATCATACTAAAATGGTAAAAAACAGCATATTTAGACCTATTCTTGAAAGACGTGAAAAACGTCTTCACACTGGGTTCAATTACAAAGGCCAAATACTTAAGCGTACGTTATCCTCACAAATGTTTAACGTGAATGCCACGTTAACTTCATACTTGTCAAGTATCGATAGCATCGTTTATGAATGGGTCGAAGCAGTAAAACAGATTAAAATACACGCAAATCCAGCATTAGACAAGTATGAAAATAAAATAAAGTAATTTCATGTCAAATAAACAAGGCGGAATCGACAAAGAGAATAGAAGACATTTAAAAGACGAAATACAGGCACTATTGGGTTCAATAGGTAATGAAAATCAAAATGATTTAGTTATAGATTCTGAGATTTCCAATGAGACTAAGACGGAAAGTCCATATGACTTTGAGGAAATGAGCAGTCAGTTCACGAAAAAAGCTCGCGAAATAACTAATTCGCTATTTAAAAATTACGTAGATATTGGAATTTTTGAAGAGAGTGACTACGCAAAACACAAGAAAGAACTCGATACTATTAACATTTCGAACTTATTCTTTCAGCTGAAGACTATTAAAATCACCATCATTAAAGTGATGGAAGAAATAACTTCAGGTAATACTCATCCTCGACTAATCGAGGTCATGGGGCAATTACAAGATAAAATGGCTGCAGTAACTAAGATGCAGGCAAATTACATCATCTTCTTAGAAGACACATATCAAAAATTAAACCGCGATAAACCAGTAAACGAAGATACACAAAAGGTCGGCTCAAGTCCAGAGGAAGGCCAGTTCTTTATTACAGTAGGAACTAAAAACGTTACAAAAAGTTTACCTGTCGCTTCCCAAGATCGTCAGAAAGGGAAAGTATCGGGTAATCTAATTAATCCTAATAATAAATCGGATCTCATGAAAGAACACAATATTGAGATCGAACAAGACGACACTGACGATTTCATCGATCTTACTGAAATAATTTAAGGACCATGAAGGATATAATGTCAAATAGGGGTGCATTCACATCACGTAAGATTTCCAGAATGAGCGGAGACGACGATGATACAAATAGTTCTATATGGACGACTGTTCGCATCGCTAAATTATTAGATCAAATTGATAATGGGTTAGATGTTAAGGGATTACATAATTCTCCATTCAGAGATAATGATATTAATCTCAAGCGTGCAAATCTACCGTTTGAATATACTCCAGATGAATGGCAAGAACTTTCCAAATGTAAAGAAGATATTATTTACTTCGCATATAATTACTGTTTTATTCAAACGCATGATGGAGTCAAACTAATTAAAGAAGCCGGCGGGTTACGCGATTTTCAAGAACAAATTCTACTTTCATTCCAAGGAAACAAATATAGTATCTTAATGGCAAGTCGTCAGATTGGTAAATCTGTGACTTCTGCTATCTTTATCTTATGGTTTACTCTATTCCATGCAGAAAAAACTGCACTACTTGTTGCAGATAATTTTACAACTACTCGAGAATTATTAGATAAGTTCAGAATTTCATTAGACAATCTTCCATTCTTTATGAAACCTGGTATTAAACATGTCAATACCGGTAATATAAAATTTGATAATGATAGTCGTGTTGTTGGTAGAACAACCACTAAAAAATCAGGTATCGGTTTAACCGTTAACTTATTGTATATTGATGAGTTTGCGCATATTGACCAAGCAAAATTAGATGAGTTTTATCGTACAATATTCCCAACGATTTCTGCCGATCCTAATTCAAAGATTATAATTACATCTACACCAAATGGTAAAAACAAGTTCCATGATATTTGGGTTGATGCAATTGAAAATAGAAGTAATTATGTTGCCCTTCGAGTCGACTGGTGGCAAGTACCTGGTCGTGATGAAAAATGGAAAGAAGACGCAATTGCTGATATCGGTTCAATTGATGATTTTAACCAGGAATATGGACTTCAGTTCTTCTCGTCAGATCAATTATTACTTGGCTCAAATGAGCTTAAGAAATTAAATAATATCCGAGTAGACTATAAAAACTCCAATTTTGCACTAGATGAAGATCGTATGTATATTAACGATCACTTAAAATTGCATCCTAGATACGTAAAGCGTCAATTATCAGACTTTAAGAATGATGCTGCAAATTACCTATTCAGTATTGATACTGCAGATGGAGTTGGCGGCGACTATTCAGTTTTAAATATTTACAAAGTAGTTGCGATGCCAGTTTCTGAACTCTTAAAGAAGAAGGATGCTGTTCGAAACGAATTAGATGCAATTTCACTAGTTCAAATTGGAACATTTAGAACAAATGAACTTGATGTTACTCAATTTGCAGCTGCTGCTGAATTTATCATCTATCGAATATTTAATCCTAGCAAAGTTAGAATAGTCCTGGAGATGAATCATAAAGGTGAGATCGTTCACTCAAGATGTGCAGATAATTCTGAATACTGGACGGGACAATTTGTTCATACTAAACATACTGAAATGGCAGTTGTTCCAAAGATCGGATTACGACTTGGGCCAACAAATAAAATTAAATATTGCGAACGATTTAAACATCTAGTTACAATTAATAAGATTATTCCAAACGAATATTTAACTTTCATGGAACTTATGTCATTTGGTAAAACTAAAGGCGGCGCATATCGTGGTCAAAATGGAAATGATGATTTAGCTATGACCTGCATAAATATTGCACCATTTTTCGACTCGACACAGTTCTGGGATATAGGAATTGAGACGTTTGAGAATGCTCCAGCTGAATATCGAAAAGAACTCGAAGAAAAAATATTTAACGTCTATCGTGAAAATAATAAAAAGAGTTTGTATAATTTTGATGAGCTACGTCGATTAAACAGTACTGCACCTGCATCTGGCGACGGACCTAAAGTTCAATCTAATGTGTTTGATATGGAATCCATGGAACATATGAAAAAAATAAAGGATAGATTTTTTAAAGATTAACTATTTTATAGTATTATAGGATAGAACCAACACAAATATAAAAAAAAACAGAGTATGACATCCCTCAAATTCAATGGTGATATTACGCTTGAAGAAGTTTTTAATCTTCATCGAATTACAATTTATGATAAAGTTGTAGAATCTATTTGTGCAAACTATCGAGATCCTGCAATTCATGAGATCACGGTAATCAATATTACAATCAATGCGGTTGACTATACTGTCAACTTGAGTCGTGATAAATTTATTAGTGGTCTTGAGAACGCGATCTCCTTCTATGAAAAGTCAGAAGCCTATGAAAAATGTCAGTTGTGCTTAAATGTAATTAACGAGTTAAAAAATAACGCCGAGGTAGTAATAAAATAATATGGGATACGACGAAATCAATGAACGAGTCAATCTAAGAATAAAAGAAATTTCTGAAAAATTATTAACAGATGCAATTACTGAAGTTGAGCGAAATGAGCTAGCTTCTCTAATTTATCCAAAATTAAAATTTTTCGTGTGGAAATTCTGTAAAAATGAATTTGATACAGAAGAAGCACTACAATATAGTCTTAAACGTATCTTTAAAAATGTCGCACAGTTTAAATTCGAAAAAGGCAGATTTACTACATGGATCTACACGATCGCTAGAAATGAGACCCTATATTACCTCTACCATAAGAAAAAGCATACCCATCTTGATATTGATGATCTTTATCAGAAAGTAGATAAAGCCGATGATTTTGAAATAACACAATCATACCACCTTGACGTGGAAGAGATATATGCAAAGACCCTTGCTGAAATTTATAATATTAACGATGAGACGATGAAAAACATCGCAATCGATAAGATGATAAAAAATAAAAAGGTTAGACAAATTGCGACCGACTATAAAATGAATGAAAATACTGTGAAGACCAAACTTCGCAAAATTCGAGTAGATATTCGAGAAGCAGTAATTAAAGACAATCCTGATCTCGAAGAAAAAATACGAACAATAATATGATCTTAGACAAAATCAACCCAGTAAAAATTTTTAAAAGTCTTCAAGGCTGTCTTGAAGACTTAGCCCGATTTGCAAAGTACAAATCAATAATTGCTGAACTACAAAAAGATGGCAAGTTAGATGCAATCGGTCTTTTAGTAGATGCTGATTCCAATTTATATATTGGTGTAAATCTTAATCCTGAGATATTAATGTATTCAGAAACATCATCTGAATCAGTTGAGCTTAAAATGATTAGTGATCGAATGAAAAAATATACTGAATTCCTAACTAAGGAGGGAATACTTGATTCAGTTAAAGTTGAGTATGACAGGATTAAAAATGAAGAGTATTATGGATATATTCTACAAATCACATTCGACTACAAAAAGTATAAACGCCCTGTCCTAGTATATGCAGTTTCATACTTTTCAACCCTTGCACTAATTTTAATTGGCCTAGCACTCTGGCTATTTTAGTACCTTCCAGTTAAATAAATAATAAAAAGAAACAAGATGAATAAAATTTTCACCTTTTTAGACACTTGGGCACATCGTATAATGTTACCACTTGTAATAATTATTTTTTTCAAAACCTGCTCAACAAATAGTAGACTTGATAAAACAAATGCAGAGTTAACAAATACTATTAAATCAAACGATTCAATTATTATTTCGAATATTGTGCCAAAGACCGATATTCAAAAAATGCTGACTATTGAAGGGTTAAAGACTGAAAAAAGAATGATTCAATCAACTGACCGTAAAATACTTGATGTTAATCGACAATCTGAGATTGATAAAGAGATTCAAAATTTAGAGAAATAATGATAGAGTGGATCAAATTAAATAAGCGCGGAGTTATCCGTGGAATGTTCTTGGTTCCAATCATCCTAGTGATGATTGTTTCTATTTCCCATGTTATTAGCTGGTATGATCTAGCAAATCCAACCAGCTGGGCAATATATCTTTCTGTTGCGATTGAAATAGCGGCAATGTCTGCAATTTCTGCAGCCTCTGTTCGAATTAAAGGTTTCTCAGTATGGTTTGTATTCATTTTAGTAACATTTATACAATTTATAGGCAATATCTACTTCTGTTATTCGGATATTGATGTTACAACCAAGAGTTTTAAAGACTGGTCAGATCTTACTGCTCCAGCATTTGATATGATTGGCGCAGACGTATCAAATGCAATAGCTCAGCGCCGATGGTTAGCATTAATCGAAGGTGGATTACTTCCAATAATTTCACTTACGTGTTTGCATTTTTTTATTAAGTATGATGGAATAGATAATATTGAGCCAGCTAAACCAGAAGAAATTGAAGAACCAGTATCTGAACAAATTGTTGCTCCAGAAAAAATTGAAGAAGTAAAAGTTGAAACTCCAATCCACCCTGTTGAGCCACCAGTTTTACCGAGTACACCTACTCAAAATCCTCACCTGGCGCCCAATCAACGTCAGAAGATGGGCCTTAGCAATAAGATGAAAAAAATACTTGGAAAATGATGACACTTGGTAACTTAAATGATGTATGCGACGATTGTGGCGGCTATGAAAACCAGCCAATCTTGCAACTATTCGACGATAAATGCTTTCGGGTAGTCGATGGTAAAGCTACACATGGTGAGTTCTGCATTGGCGATTTTGCTTTTCCAGTGGACGGGTACACATGTATCGGTCTTACTGCTGAAATGAATGGCGGAGATATTACAATCTTTGATAATCAAACGAGTATACTTTCGCCTAGTAGCGAATTAGAAAGCGGTAAATTATATGCTAGAGGAGTAATGCTTCGTATCATTTATCCAACATATGACACGAATGGTGAAACGATTGAATTAGTAAACAAATCAGTAAAAATATCTCTGGAGAATACTGACACTCTAACTGCTACTGAATATCCATTATATGATCTTTTTACGATCTTTACAAATCCGAAGTCAAATAAGGCAGAAGACTTAATAAATAAGATAAAGATCATTAATACTAACTTGCTATATAATGTTAGAGTATCTGCTCTAGTAATATTTGGACAGTCGATATAAAAAAATAAAACGCACATGATGCACACTGGAGCAGAGCTAATTACTCTGGTAAATCAATTAAATTACGAACCAACTTTTATTAGTACAGATAAACGTGCTCCAGCCGGCGCACCAACCACTCTAGGTTATCAACAAATTGGAGAACTTCAACAATATGGCTTTGCAAAAGGTCCAGTATTTAAAGTTGAATTTGTAGATCTATCAAGTGTCTCAGCTGAATATGTTAAAATCTGGGGAATCGATAATAAGGATGCAGATGCACCAATTTATCCAGTTGCATATCTTCTGAAATTTCCAGTAATTAACGTATACTTAAAGAAATTTGACTTCTGTGAATCTGATGGAACATCGGCTGACCCGGGCGGAGAATATACAATTGTTGGTTATAAAAAGAGAGGAATTCCACTTGCTTGGTAATGGAAAACGTTAACGAAAATAATATATCACCACTTGTTTCTCGAGGAGATTTTACTCGAGGAATTCCATTTTATGGAACCAAGGGAGATTTTAACTTCACAGTAGGTCGTAGTAAATTTACACCAGGTATTTCAATATCTCAAAAAGCATTCGTTGACTTATCAATTAAGGGAGACAAGGGATATACAGATTTTGATATTGCAGTTAGTAAATTAAAGTTATTTTATAAACCGGGTGACAGAATTAGAGGTGTTATCGTAAACTCGATGCTTGACCATGAAAATGGAGTATCGGTAGTTGGCAAATTACATAAAATTGTTCCTGATTATACAAACAATTCGATCCAAGTCTATATAAAGAATCCAAAAACGTTAGAAATACAGGAAGTTTATCCTGAGACAATTGAACGAGTCTACGAATCTACATCTACTCATGTAATGTCATTCTCACAATTTATCAATTCATAAGTTTATCATATTTTAATTAGCAAAAGCAACTGATTTTAGAACCAGTTGCTTTTTTGCATATATAAGATAAAAAAATATCATATAATGAGCACAGTCAATCCAGAAGAAGCAGAACGTTTCCTGAATGAACAAGATCTTAAGTATGGAGTAAATAATATCGCGCAGATTGAAGTTAAGTCAGAGGAACCAGCAAAGGTGACCAGCTTAGGTAAAGCATCCAGTCATCAGAACATGATTGAAATGTCGGCAGCTGAAGAATCTCCATGGAAAATATTAAATCTTGAAAATCTACCATCTCGAGGACTGTTCTATCCAGAAAAGGCAGAATTATTAATCAGGTCTGCAAAAACCAAAGAGATTCGTCACTGGTCTACGATCGATGAAACTGATCCGATTGATATTCGTGAAAAGATAAATTTTGTGCTTAATGCCTGTACTAAATTTAAAATTAAAGGCCAGATGATGCCGATGAACTTCAATGATTATCTTGAAGTCGACAAATATCATATTCTATTTAGAATCTATGAATTAACTTTTCCTAATCAGGAGAATAAGCTTTGGGCATATATTAAATGTTCAAACGATCAATGTGGTCATGTAAATCAAACACAAGTCACAAGTAAAAATCTATTGGGTTTCCATTTTCCAGACGAAGTAATGAAATGGTACTCGTCAGAAGAGAGATGCTTTTCTATATCATCTGAAAAACTCGGAGATACAATTCGACTTCATTTGCCGACTATTGGAATGTCTGCTAAATTTAAACAGAAACGTCGTGATGAACAAGAACGTGGAATTGCAATCGATGATTCATTTTATGCGCATGGTCCATACCTACTTCGTGATTGGAGAAAAATCGACCTTTCTGTATTAAGTGAATTAAAAATGAGTTCACTTGACTGGAATGAAACAAAATTTGTAGTTATCCATAAGTTCACGGATCTACTTGAAAAAAACAGCCTAAATAAAGCGGCTAGTGTTTGCGAAAAATGTAAAACACAAACGGAGAGCCATATTTTTTTGGGAGGAAGCTTCACTGTCAAAGATATTTTCATTATTTCAACTGGACTTGATGAACTTATTGGAGCTTAATGCTCGGTTGGCGGTGCGGCTGGGTCAATCCCTAGATACACTTTATAATTTAGAATACTTGGAATATTCATTGCTGTTAAATATACTTAAAAAAGATATTGAGGCCGCAAACGATACTATCTCACAGGAAACGCAAGTCGCTGCGCAACCACTTCGTGTTAATTTACCAGAAGGGCTATCTCTAAAATAAATAATAAAAAGAATAACTGTCTGTGTTAGAAAAGAAAAAAATATTTGTCGACGCCTTTAATAAAAAGGCAGATGACCTGATTAAACAATCAGATGAAAAGATTGCACAGTATACTGCAGCTCGACAAAAAGCGATCAAATTAACTGACCCGATTTCACTAAGTTTTTCTAAGCCACAGGTATCGTTCTCAACGATTGGTGAATTATTTGCATGGGTATATCCAGAAGCTGGCGGATCTGAAGTTATGCCTGAAGGATTTGCTCCAGTAATTCTTGAAAATCTTGCCGGAAAGGACAGTCCAGGAAAAGCAGAATATAAAATATTACACAAGAATTTTTATGAGCCAGTAAATAAGACCAAGTACATACGATTAAAGGAACTTGGCGGAGAAGGATGGCTCAAGTTATTTATGTCATCTGCTCTGGCTAAGATGGCCCAAGTCAAACAAAAAATATCTGACTATAAAATATTTAGTGATTTTGAGACTGTACTTGATGATCTGAGCGAAGGAATTATTTTATATAATTTACCTGGCGGATTAGTTGCTCCACTATACGATGCATTTATTGAATCCGGTAATGCTACTCCTGAAACTCCAAGCTCTCCAGTAAATGCTACAGAAACACCAAAACCTGCTGGCTCTGCACCAATTAATGACACTACAAAATCTGAGAAGTCTAAACCTGCATCAGCTTTAAATCCGGAAAAATCAGCACAAACTCCATTAGAAACAACTACTGGTACTGTTACTGCAGGCAAATCAGAATTGCCAAAGGAAGTCGGAAAGGGTCCAGAAACAGGTGCGCCTGCAGTTGTAGTAAATGTTGAATCTGCTGCATCTAAATTACCAGCTTCTCCTGCACCAGCTGAGAAGCCGACTACTCCGACTGCTGCACCGCCTGCTACACAATCGAAACCAGCAGCAGCGCCAAGCCCAGTAAATTCATCAAAGGAAACGGTAACAAATAACGTAACTACTAATAATATCTCTGCTGAAAAGACAACCAGCTCATTTAGTACAAACGATGCAGCCCTACTTAAAAAATATACTGGTGTTTCAGTCAATGTGCCGACAGCTGTCGGAGGTGCCGCAAGTTCAACAATTAATAATATCTCAACTTCAAAGAATACTGAAAATAACAAGAGTTCAGCTGATTCAAAAACATCAACTTCTTCTACTAATTCATCAGTTAATGAGATAACTAATAAGGAAGAACAAAATATTGAAAAAAGCAGCGAATCTAAATCTGCTGAATCTACTACAAATAATATTAGTTCAAGTGATGCAATGTTACTTAAGAAGTATGCAGGATTTGATGTATCTGCCTCTAAGAAAGGCGCAGCAGATAAGACTGGATCAACTGAGGTTGTAAAAACAAAACCGGCATTACCTGCAGCAAAAGCACCAGAAGTAAAAGCTCAGTTACCTGCAGAACCGATTGATAAAAAGACTGAACCTGTTACTGCGAAGGAAGTAAAATCTGAATCGCCTGAGGCAGAAAGTCCTGCAAAAGCGACAAGTGCACCGACTGAATCTGCTGGACAAGCAGCTACCTCAGGTTCAATGAATACTGGCGATATCGAATCACGTCTTGCTAGAATAGAATACTTGTTAAGTGGAACACTTGACGTAAAAATAGTCGAATAATGATAACGCAATACAATAAAGAATTAAAACGTGTATATTCAACATACAGTCGAATACATGAAGACATGGCTGAGCTTAACCGTCTTGCCCAGGATCTTGCAAATAGTCAATCCATGCTTAGCCAAGAATTAGAGTATACTCGAAAGGCTGAAAAAATCGTAATAAATAAGATAGAAGCAGAGTTAGATCGACCTCTTACTCAAGACGATCTTCTAGAAATAATACAAACAAATGAATAAAGACAAATTTTACTTAATTTCTATAGGAATTCTTATCCTATTATTAATTTTTATGGCATGGAGAATAGAAGGAATTCGTCAGAATTCAATCGGGCAAGCAGATGAATTAAAACGTTCAATTCTTGCATCAAATATTTTAATAAAAGAATCTGATGGTAATTATTCTAAATTAGTCGATTATTATAAGAGTGAAAAAGATCTAAATACCGAATTAAAAAATTCAAATACTGATCTGTATAAAGTAGTTAAGTCACAGGGAGAAAAAATATTAAGCTTAACATCGACTGTTATTTCACTCAAAGGATCGGTTGAAGAAGGATTCGGTAAATTTAATCCAACAGATTCTAATCAAATTGATATTGCACTCAAATATCCTGCAGAAAAGGACCCATTTATTAAATGGGATGGATTTGTAAATAAAAAGACCGCTGCGTATCGCGGTAATTGGTCATTTGGTAAACTGCCAATTCAGATAGTTGTTACCGAAGAAAAGACTGGATTATGGAAACACAGAATTGTCGGTCCTGAATGGTTACTCATAGATTCACTTCAAGTAAATAGTTTACCGCCAGACAAATATGTACCGACGGTTGATCGAACTTTTCAACTCATTGTTGGTGGTAATTATATGAAACCGCTAAAATCCTCAACATTTGGTTGCATCGGAATTGGAGTAGGAATCAGTATTGCAAGTCAACATAATATCATATTTAGTGCAAATACTAACCAGGAAGTTGGAGTTGGATATTACTATAAATTTAAAGCACTCAAAAGAAACAAATAAGAAATGAGAAAAAGTAGATTCGTAAATTTAACATCATATTGTGTTGTCGAATACATGTTTGACCAATTAGGGTCATTGGATTTTTATACAGATTCATTTGTATTACTCCAAAATAATCATACTGACTCACATCAGATCTTAAATAGTGATAGTTCATTTTCATCTACTAAGAATATCCAAGATTTAACAGTCGTTCCTATTGGCAATAATACGTTCGCTTATTTAGATAGCGAGAAGATACCGAACTATTTAGCATATGATGCTGAAATCACACAGACTCCAATCACTGGATATAATGTTGTAATGGATCAAGTTAGATTCCATTTTGTTGCAGGTTTTGATTTTGATAATTTCAAAGCTCTAATTCTAAGTATTAAACACTCAGAAAATGACGGCAAGTCAAACCTGTTTGCAAATATTCTACTTGCACCAGAAACAATTGCTCAATTAATTAGTTTCAATCCAAAGCCACTATTCTTAGCGAATGCAACGTATGATCGATATATTGATCTTATGGTTCCATCCATTAAGAATATTAACGAGGATTATAAAACAGCACTTGTCCCAGCATCAACCTTTGTTGCCGCAATTACGCCAAATGCACTCGGGTCAACTGGATTCATATACAACAATCAACTCTCAATTGGTCTAGGAGAATGCGGAAGACGTAAAACTCTATACACAAATGCCGGTGTGACATACGATACTTTTGAGGTAACTGAATATTTCGAAGCACCGCTTTCACAAAGCAATGAATTTGACAATGTTGGTGCATATATCAGTGAAGCGATAGACGGAGATTTTATTGAATTCTATATGACATTCAATGCCGGTTTCCCATCAGATTTAATTAGCATTTTAAATCAACGAAATCCAGCAAATGACTGGATAATCATTCATCAAATTAGCGTATTTGAACAAGTCGGCACACGTTTCAATAATACTGCACGGTTTGTCTTCTTCCAAGAGGAAAGATTTGATGAACCAAATACATTTAGACCAGTATTGCGAAATGCAAATGAAGCAGTAAGTATGTCGATTGATTATCTTGCACGTTTAACTAACCGTTCAAATGGTGAGCAAATTATCCGTGAAGCATCATTCTCATTAATTTCTCCAAAGAAATATGGTAAGAAGTTAATCACTCTGCCATTACAGGATAAGCCACAATCTCAAAAGGTGTACAATAAAATTATCAAGAAGAGCTTTGAGGCAAGTAAATTATTTAGCGAGCCTAAACTTAATACGAATATTCCTGCACAAATCACTGCAGTAAGCAAAGTTGTTCAGACTGAATATGTGCCGATCTTTTTCAATAATAGTAGCATATCTATATCGAATGTAAGTTCCCTAATTAAAACAAAAGACTCCCTAGAAGAAGTAATCTTCTCCCAAGGAAAACTTCGATTTATTCTTTCACCATTCGATAATATCATCAAATTAAAGGTATACACAACAAATACATCAAGCAGCAAAGTTACACAAGTTCCGTTGGACTTAAATATAAATTCTGCAAAATATCGACTTGTATTTGAAACAGATAGTGGTAAAATTCCTATCACAAACATGAATAATTCCAAAATTGAAAATCTTTCAACTGGTGTAATTGCATTTACTGTTTCAAAAAAGGATAGTGAAGCTATCTTACAGGCACAAAATAGAACTGCCTATTTAATATCAGTTGGGCAGGATGGAACAGAGACTTTAATTTATACTGGAGAATGGAGAAAAGCAACTGAACAATCAGATATTGACCTTGCAATCGCTACTGCGAAAGAAGAAGGAAATGCCATGTCTCAGCTTCAATCTACTCTAAATGAGATTAAAGCAAATACATTAGTTAAAGATACAGCAACTGCAGTTGTTCCACATACTGCTATTAAGAAGACTGCAGTCTCACCAGTAGTTAATAAATTCGGAGTATCTTTGCCACAAAGTGTTTCCCCAAATTCAACAAATGCTGGAAAGGGTCTTAAATAGATCCCGGAAATTATGAATATCTGCTCTAAAAGTCAGATAAATAAACTAAAATAAATCATTACCACAATGAACGAATTCTTGCAAAAAATGCTAGCCGACCTCAATTCTAATAAGTCTGTGAGCTCTGAGCCATTAGTAAAGATGATAGTCGAATCCGCAAATAAATCGATTGCATTAGGAGAAAACGTTGCGTTGGTTAGTGCAAATCTTAAAACTGGACTAGCATATATTAACGAAACGATTAAAAATCCTGAGTTAAGTACCCTACTAACTAAATTTGACGAAAGTGCAAACACACCGGACGCAAAAGTTACAACTATTGCAAAAGAAGTAAATCTTTTAGCTAAAATCAATTTACTTAAAGAATCTAACGCATACTGTAATCCATTAGTTAAGACTAAAATTGATTCATTTGAATCATATTTAAACAAAGGTGCAGTAGATTTTGCAGTCTGTGCATCATTTATTAACATGTTTGAACAATACAATTACGATGTAACTATTAAAAAATGCGTTGCTTCTGTAAAACAATATGTAAACGAAAACCAATCAAAACTTGCAGTACTAAATACAATCTATCAAATGGATTCATTAAACTCTGCAATTTATGCAGGTGTAAGTTCGGACTTAAAACGTATGCTGATTGACGAAAGTTATACAGCAGATATTCTTAAGGTCAAATACGGAACATCTGTTCCTGCAGTTTCTGCATTAATTAATGACCTTTCAATTATCGAATCCGCTCAAACTGGAAATTTTACTCTAGGTGAAGGCAACTTCGATACTAAAATAAACAACCTAGTTTCTCCAGCCGTGCAAACAGCTGACGGATTAATTGTTTATACTGACAATCGTTTTTTATCAATTCGTGAAGCTAAAGGATTAGCTGGAAATGAATCAAAAATTCATTTAGACGGAGCATTCAAAATTGCGGATGTTGACCCAAATTATGTAAAAACAACGTATGGTAATTTCTACGATCTTTGTGAAGCATATGCAACTCTAGGTTTTGCTAAATCTGACGATGGTCTTGGTGTCGAATCAAAATCAATCAGAAACTTTAAACTTGGTTTCAAAGTAAACGAAGAAAAAGGAGTTGACTTGTATGTAAATGGTTCAAAAATCGGAACTCCAAATGCAGTAAATGTATCTGAAGCTCTAGCACTAGAGAACAATGTCGTTAAAACAAAAGTTTCAAAGATTATTGAAAATACAAATTGTCTATTCAATTTTGATTTTATTAAAGAAATTTCAAATGATAGAACACTGGCAGAAGCTGTACTTGTTAAATTAAATGACAAATACTTCATCTGTGAAAAAGTAAATACTTCTGATAGAGTATGGAATGAAGTAAATGAACTTGAAATGTTTGAGTTCTTTAAAACTAAATTTAATTACGATATTAGCCCTATTTTCGGAACTGAAATCAACAAAGAAGTTGCTGAGATTATGAAGATCGAAGAACAAAAAAAGGTTATCCTAGCAGATATCGAAAAATTAGAAGGAGCAGCTAAGAAATTAACTGAGTCTTGTGCAAATACTGATCTTGATGCTCAAAGTATCAACAAACTTGAAGACATTAGAGAATCTGTTGAAAAAACAATCAATAATTTAAAAGAAGAATTTATTCGTCTTGATCTATTAAAAAAAAAGGAACTAGCGTAAACGAAGGTAAAGCTAAAGAGATCAAATTTAAAATTGGCGATCCAGTCGAAGTAAAAGGAAAAATCGGTAAAGTAATTGGAGTAAATGGACTAAGTGGTGAATACATAGTAATGTGTGGCTCAAAAAGTGAACGATATCCAACATCAGAAGTACATAAGATCGCGCCCATCAAAAAGAAAAGCTCAAAAGCAGAAGATATAACTCGAAAGAAAAGACCTAAAGAAAAATCACTTAACGTACTATAAAGTAAAAAGGAGCAAATGCTCCTTTTTTATTTTAGATTAGCCAGAAAAATAGTATAATATGTAAAGTAAAACAGCATAAATATGTAAACTAATCAAAACCGATTTGAGCTGCACAGTACAATAAGTAAACACTTAATTTTTAATATGGACACTAGAATAGATTTTACAACTGCCAAAAAATTTGACCAACTTGAATTAGTTGATTGGAAAACCCAATACTCTGATTTTAAATTTTATGTTAGAAAAGGACTTAATGAAGTCAAGTATAATGTAGGAACAAACGTTTCAAAAAGCCCAAACAGTGGCGAGTATATTAAACCATTCGTTTCAGAAAGAATGGGAGCACCGTTAAATGTAAACCATTCACTTAATCGTGAAGATACGTGGTTAGATGTTGGTGGTCACTTAGGATTCTTTGCAATTCGTATGGCAAAACAGTTTCCAAAGATCAAAAAGATTATTTCATATGAGGCTCTTCCACATAACGTAAGTTTTGCATTAGAGAATGTGAAAGTAAATAATGTTGAAGGAACTTGTGAATTTGTACAAAAAGCAATTGTTCCAAATAACGAAACATCAATCGATTTCTTTATTTCATCTGACTCCGGCAAACACTCAATCCTTCCAGTAAAAGGTCGCGACGTAATTACTGTTCCGGCAATCAATATCAATGATGCAATTACAAGCTCTGGTGCAACTGCCATAAAAATGGATGTTGAAGGTGCCGAATACGAATTAATCAAATCAGTTAAAGACTGGTCAAATATTCGATTAGTAATTGTTGAATGGCATTTTAATGCAATGCGTACGATAACTAAAGATAAAAACTATCGTGTCACCCTATACCAAGAAATCATGAGCATCTTCAAAAATGCAGGTTTCGATATCATCCGAGGATTACCAAATGTTGAATATGGTAAGAATTTTATCACTCACTTTGTAGCGATGAAATCGGATGAGAAATAGTCCATATAATTTACTACAAGAAATATACAACGAGCATCCGTGGAGGATGCTCGTTTGTTGTATCATGTTAAACTGTACTTCTAGAAAACAGGTAGATGTGATTCGCGAAGAATTTTTTAGAAGATATCCAAATGCTCTTGAAGCAGCCTGTGCTGATCCATTTGAGATGGCAGATCTGCTTGCGTCATTGGGCTTTAAGAATAGGCGAACAAATACTATTCGGCGATTCTCGATAGACTGGATGACCCTAGATTGGTCCGAACCTAGTGAATTATATGGAATAGGTAAGTATACACAAGATTCCTGGGAGATATTCCAGAAAGGAAATTTGACCGTTATGCCGACTGATGGAGTATTAAATACGTATTTGGCTTGGGCCAAGCGACCTGAAAATCTAATAAAACCAGTTAACTTAAAATCAATATAACAGAATATGAAAGCACTATATGCATATTTTGGTCTAATCGACCTACACACAATTGACTCGCCAGGACATTCATTATATCAACTAGGGTTGATCGACTCAATTAGAGTATCGTATGGAGTCGAAAAATTTGATTTCTATTCGTATTACCCAAAGGAATTGCAGGCTGGTGAAATCCCAAAGGGTATTCAATTTCCAGACACTGATCTTGGAAAAGTATTTGCTAAATATCGAACCGATGTGTTTGATGAATATGGGTTATATTTAAGTACAGTATTGGATAATATTCGTACTAAAAAATATTCACAACTATATCTTAAAGCTAGATTTAGAAACATCTCAACACTTACTAAAAAATGGAAAGATGCTCATGATTTCGAAGAGATTATTGATACTGCAGTTGCGTCGGGTTATACTAAGGAAAATATCATAATACTTGATACTGATCTTTCATTGCCTACATCATTTTATAAAATATATGGAGACGTAGTAACTATTAGTATTCCATCTATTGATTTTCCAGGAATATCTAATCGGTTCTTATTAGAGTGTGTCGCAGTACATAAAGAGAATTATACAAAAGAGAAAGCTTCTGTATTTTATGGAAATATTGATACTTCAAATTATAAGAGCGGAAACTCAAAAAGTTCAATTCTAATGGACGTGTTAGGTTTATTATCAACAACAAGTATTCGAAATCCAAATGTCGTAAAATTAATACTCATTGGAAAGCAAAAAGACCTTGAAAATTTACAACCAAATATTCTATTGACCTATCGAAATATGCGGCAAGCAGTATGGTCAACGCTTGAAAAATATTTAGTAATGATTAATGTTACTAAAGAAAAATATGACGAGCGTCGATTTATTCCAGCCAGAATATATGAAGCGATGATTTTTGGAATGATCCCAGTTTCATATAAATTTTCATTCTTAAGTGAAACTTTTTCGTTTAATACTCCGGATGATTTGCGTGAAATCATTATTTACTTAAATGAGTGCGACCAAGACGACTTGAAAAAGGCATACTTAACCTTTATTAATTCTTACCTTAACTATTGTGAAAACACATATGACTAATCAAGAAATAGAACAGAAAGTAATTCGAGTAATCGAAAGCTGTACAACAGTCGATCATATTGAAGCCGCGACAAAATATGTTGTGCTATTTTTTAACCGCACAAATGACGTGTCTCTATTTAGAGAACTAATTGGTCGTTTAAATGCACAATCCTCCCAATTCTATTGATTTCAAGCGTTTAGATAAATATTACAACCGCTATTTAAGAAACTGCAGTTCTCTTTTTGAAAAGATAATTAAAAACTAACCTGTGTAGTCTAGATAAATAATAAGAAAGATTCTGTATTAATGAAATATGTTTCAGCATACGGCTCTCAACCGGAGTCAACCAAACTAATAAATGAATATTTCAAAGGAAATGAGCATATCTTTGCGCCAGTAATAACCTTTGAAAACATTGAATGGGAAGCAAAGATGCTAAATCTTGCTGAAATGTCGATTCCGGAGAATCTTGCGTTTGACCTACACCTAGATATGATTTTAAATCAGGGTGCAAAAGCAGTTACTAATTACTATAAGGAACTTATCTCAGGAAAGAATGAGATACTTGAACAGGCTAAAATTAAGCTAAAAGTTCCAAATTCAACTAAAATAAACGAAGCCGCTGAAATTTTTAGACTTCGTGTAAAAGATAAACTTACTACTCTACTTACTGAACAGGCAGCAGCCGCGATTCCAACTACTCAATTTGGAGATCAATTAAAAGCTGCTCTAATTGGCGGCGCAAAACCGGCAACTGCATCTACTACTCCACCTGCACCAGCAGGTCAAATTGCAGGAACTCCAGAAGAGTTTGATGCAGCCCTTGCTGGAGGAGCTGCAACTCAACATAGTAAAGGTGGAGTTTTAGGCTTTCTAAATAGTTTATACGATGGAATTACTGAAGGCGGATCGCCGATCGGTATTCTGCATCTGTTACTTGATATTATTGGAGCATTTGGTGATTTTATTATTCCCGGAGTCGGTGCCATTGCCGATATTATTAACGCAATCATCTATTTCATTAGAGGTAAATGGCTATTAGGCTGTATTTCATTAATCGGAGCATTGGTATTTGGTGCAGGAGATATGATAAAGCTTCTTAAACCTGGAGCAAACGCCGCAGAGCCAGTAATTATGGCAATGATGAAAGGCGGAAGTAAAGAAGGCGGCGAAATGCTAGCTAAATTACCAGCAAAAGAGAGTGGCCCAGCTATTAAATTATTAAGATTTATTGCAAAAAATGTTACTGAGGCTTTAGGCAAAGCTACTGGCATGCTTGGAAAATTCTTTGAAGCATTTGTTGGAAAAGTGGTTGGCTGGATTCCATTTATCGGTAAGCCGTTGAAAGGTTTCTTTGAAACAATGGGCAAAGCTTTCTCAAAGTATGGAGAAAAACTTGGTAACTTTTCAAAAGAATTTGGTGAAGCTGAAAAAGTCGCTCTTGATCTTGCAGCAAAGGACGCAGATGTTGCAGTTGAGGCTATGCTAAAGGATAGCAAAATCGCAATGGAAATCGATCCAGTTACACAAACTGCAAAAATTATCGGATCAGACGGCAAGCTTCTAACTAAAGAATTTCCAGCAGAGCACCTAGTCAAAGTATTTGATAAAAAAGCAACTGGTTTATTTGCAGTTGGCGAAGAAAAAGCAATTGCTAAATATTATTCAAGCGTTGCATCATCTAATACTAAGATGCTTGAAGGAGTCGGTAAATATTTCTTAAAGAAAGGCTGGAGAGTCACAAAATCTGCAGGTCAACTTTCACTATTCATTGGAAAACAGATTATTAAATTAATTACTGGAGTCGACGCACAGAAGGCTGGATATAAGGAAGAAGAAATTAAATATTGGGGAAATTCGGCTATGCAGACATGGATTGCACAAGATATTCACAAACAAAAAGAAGAGGCTGGCGCAACATATCTGCCTGCAGCAAATTTTGATTCTAGTGAAAAAGAAACATTTGATAGAATTACAAATTATCAAAACAATTATGCCAAATTATTTGGTCAGCCAAGTATTATTCCAGTAATCTATAAAAAATATGGTGATACTGATGATCAGTTTGAAGATTTTTGGAATAGTGTTCGTAAAGGAACAGTAGATACTCCAGAACTTGCAAATGCGACGACTCATTCAGAAAAAGAAAAAGGTGTAAAAGAATCACTTTCACACCTTCGTTATATTATCCCTTATTCTAGGTTTTAATCTTTCTTCTTAATCTTTTCAAGTAAATTTGTGATTGATTCTTTATATTCATCACCTTCGCCGGTACAACCTGTCCAGTATGCTTTTGCTAGGGTTGCAATATCTCCACCAAGTTCATCATCTAATACTGCATAGACATTCATTTTAGCATCAATCTTTCCGTATGCGATACTAACTTCTTTTGCCATTTCTGGAGTTAATCCAGTAATAAGTAAAGCAATTGAACACTCTTCTTGGTCAGTAGTGTTTCCAAATAATCCGCTACCGTTTTTAAGATCAAGTAACATTGATGCAATATCTGATGCTCCTTGCTGTTTTGCATTTGCAATATATGCACTCGGATCTGCCGCCATTGTATCATACCATCCCATAGCTTCTGCACCCTTTGTTGCTATTCCAGGCTCTTCAGCGCCAGCTGGAGTTGAACCAGATGTTCCAATATCTCCTGCCTTTTTAGCTGCTAGAACTCCCATTGGAGTTAAATTAACTCCAGCAACGGTAAATAACTCGGTTGCTTTTTCCGGAGTAAGATATCCAGGTACTCTTTCAAATGGTGTAGAGAAAGTCTGTTTCGTTCCTTTTACCATTAATTTAACTTCGCCTTCGCCTACTGAAACAACTTCATGCGCTATCATTTTTCCACCACGATTATATTCAATCGTTTTTCCTGCAGATACTCCAATTTTTTCTAAAGCTGCAATTTGACGTGCTTTTTCTAATTTTGCAAATACTGCACTTAATCTTGTAATATCAGCTAACGCTCCAATTCCTCTACCGAGTGTTGCACTTGCCTGTGCCATGCCAGTTGCTTTTGCTAATTTACTTGCCTTTGATGTAGCGTTTGCAATTTCTGCACCTTTTAAACCTGCAGTAAATGATGCAGATCCTCCAAAGGTAACAATAGTTAATGCTACATCTCCGAGTATACTCCAAATATTCAATCCCCGTAATACTGATGCTTCAATTTTACGACGATATAGATTACATGAAACTACTTCTCCATACCCGCTAAATTCCTCTTCCATAAAATCTTTAATTGACTTGTTATACTTATCTTTGAAAACAGCATCAAGTTTATCAAAATAGATTTGTGGATCGACACTCTTTTCTGCAGCAATCTGTGCGAATGCTCCAGCAAGAGATGCAATTGTTCCTTCATCTGTTCCAGCATCACCAGAACCATTTCCTCCAAAGAAACTTCCAATTGAACCAATTACTCCGCGTTCTGTCCAGTCAGTTCCTTCACCGCCGGCTTTTAAGATAGCTGCTGCTGTTTCCATATCTAGATCGCCCCATAGAAACTGATCATTCATGATCCACATAAAAAACTTAGGATCACCCTTTTCTGATTTATCAACCTTTACAAATAGTCTATCTTCGTCAGATATACCAAATGTCTTTTTATCAAGATCAGTTAATTCATATTCTCCTTTGTCGTGAGCAGTTAGGATTTCTCCGAGCTTCGTAAGAAGTTGGTCATTATCTAAATACCCTTTAAGTCGAGTGTTTAAATCGTCTGAAATTACAGCAGGTCCCTGTTCAAGAACTGGATTTAAGTAATTTTCATAGATTTGTGTGTATTGTCGTTTATCTAAAAACATGTAATATATGTTATTTTTAAGCAGTTTTTGCAGGGGCAGGAGTATTAAATGATGTTTTAAGATCTGCTAATCCTTTAATAATTGCATTCTCTTTATCTTTACTTAGTCCAGCAGTTGCTGCTCCTGGAGTTTCAGCAGGAGCATTTGTACCAAAAATTGATTTTCCATCTTTATAAAATAACATTTTACGAAGATTTTCTGGTGTTAATTCAGTCGATGCATAGTCTTTTTCGTAGTCATCAATTGTTTTCTTTCTAAATGCAGCATCTGTGAACATTTTCTCCAAAAATGTTTTATCTTGAGTATTTGTTATTTCAGAATCACTAAATAATGGAGTTGATGTACTCTTAGATAATTTACTGTCTTTTGATTCAGCATCATCTAATGTAGTTGTCCACATTACTTTCTTGTTTTGTGTATCATATGATACTGTTCCGTTTGGATCAGACCCGTCTTGCGTCTTTGCAGTAATTGAACCATTTTCAATAAACTCCATTTTATAAAGTTTACTATTTGTTCGCATAGTATACAGGAATTTCTTACCCTGTTCTTTCTTTGTTTCGTTATTTCCGGCATCCTTTGCTTTAGCATCGTCTGCTGCTGGATCGGGAAGTTGCGCTTGATTTGCAGTATTTAGTAGATCAGTAACAATTGCTGGTGCAAGAGTTGAAAGTGCTTTGAAACTCACATCGTCAATAAATTGAATACCTGCAGTAATGTTTGGGTGTACTGGTGCTCCAGAGGCATCATTTCTATCAATAATTTCAAATTGAATCTTCTGTTTAGTTCTCCCAAATAACTCACCATCTTTTAAAATAGTATAAACGATGAATTTTTTAGTAAAGAAAGAAGGAGTCAATTGACCGAGTGTCATCGTAAATTGATCTTCATCATTAAGATAGTTTTTAATTGCCTCTATTCCAGTTGCAGTTAATTTATTTGATGCGTCAATTACATCTAAATCGTTAATTATTTTCATAACAAATTTAGTATTGGATTGAACCTTATATGTAATCTTATGTGTCTTGCCAGATGTAGGGTCGGTCATTGTATCTTTACCTTTGGCGATAGCTTCGGTTAACGAGGACCAATTATTGAATGACTTAATCATGAAAAATACTTTATTTTATTTATCCTCGCGATAAATAATAAAAAGACTATTCTCGTGAAACTAAAGAATTTTACAGATTATGCAGCATATTATTCAAAAGATCCAAAGAATTTTGAAAAACGCGTAGTTCTAGCTTGCTCTGAGAATTATGGAGTAGACGTATTTAACCATATCACAGAGTCTTCAGAAACTCGAGCATTGAGTTCAACTGCACCAGTCATTTTATGGAATAATTTTAAATATCCTACAGATACTGTAAATGAAAGTTATATATTCAATACTAAACCGATTCCAACATACGAAGAACTTTGTGAAAAGCTTGGCGGCAATCAATTTATCCCTAAATCAACAATTGACCGATCAAAAGTCAAAGGTTTAAAATTTCCTGTCACCGGAGTTGATGGTGATAATTCCGAGATCTTCAAAACATTTGGAAAATTTAGAAAATCAGAAAGACACTTCCCAATATTTAGAGAAAAGAAGATACCTAATACGCGATTCGATGTGCTGGCATTTAAAGACAGACCGATTCATGTTCAAGAAAAAACAAATACTCTAGGGTTTGATATTAATCCTTCAAGATTCAAATACTTAGATCAAGTAAATACAATAATTGAATCAATCGCCTCAGAATACCCACTAGATTTCTATCATCTTGGACTAGTTGAGTCTGGTGATAATTTATACTTAGATGCAATTTCAACTTCTCTAAACCTAAGTCCATCACAAAGTATAAAAATGTACGAAAACGCGTACGAAGATTTTTATGTTGCCAAATTACCAAATTGGTTTAAAACCCAATTATTTGAAACATACATAAAACCGTATTACAAGAAGAGATATTATGACTCTGCTTTACTTAAACCAAAACATTCAATTGATTTTAAAAAATACGCAGACTAGTGATTATCATAAATTGTAATAATAAAAAAATAGAGGCATGTCTTAAGTTATATCGACAGAAGAGCGATCAGGTAGGTACTATTCGTGAGCTTCGAGATCGCAAGACTTTTAAGAAACCATCTGTTAAAAAGAGAGAAGCATTACAATTAGCAAAATATAAGAATATAAAGTATGGTAATTCTGAACTTTAACGACTATATCAGTGAAGGTTACGAAGACATTAATCCTAACTTGAAAAAGAGAATGGCAGCCGGCGTCGCGATAATCTATCAAAATAAAATATTATTAGTACACCCAACTGGTGGTACATGGCAACGTGGAATTTGCGGGATCCCAAAAGGAAGCATGGAAGCTGGTGAAGAACCGATTACTGCTGCTCTTCGTGAATTACGCGAAGAAACTGGAATAATATTAGATGCTGGACAGCTCGATCCCAGTCCAGAGCTAGTTAATTTTTATAGTAAAACGCGTAAAGTTGAACGACAACTCATCTATTTTATCTGTAAAATAAATGATCTTTCTGAAATCGGCTTAGAAACAGAACGTGTGCCAATAAGCCAACTCCAAATTGAAGAGGTCGATTGGGCAAAATTTGTTACTCCAGAAGAAGCGTATCCAATTATCACACGATCACAACTAATTATATTAGACCGACTTCTTGTGTTAGGCGGAAATAAATAAAAGAAAAGAATATTAGTCGATGACATATCTTGTAAATTATAATAAATGGAAGGCAATACATGAAGCGTCGAACGGACAACTCTCGGCAGATACTCTAGATATTATTCCAACTTTACCTGGAGATTCATCAAATCATAAGTTAAACCCAACAGCAGCTGACGCTTACTCAAAAATGGTGGATGCTGCAAAAAAAGATGGTGTTACTTGGGGAATTACAGATTCGTATCGAACTCTTGCAATACAACAAAAACTTGCTGATGAAAAAGGATTATATTCAAAAGGCGGACTAGCCGCAACACCTGGCACATCTAATCATGGTTGGGGTAGCGCAGTCGATCTAAATCTTGCAGGTCCTGGAGCACAACGTCCGCTATCACAAGAACAACAAGCAAATTACGATAAATCATTAAATTGGTTAAAAGCGAATGCCGCAACATATGGATTTTCAAATATTCCTAGAGAACCATGGCATTGGGAACATACGGCTAGTGTACAAGACATAAAAGGACAAACTCAGTCTACTGCATATTCAGCTAATTCTCCAAGTGATGCACAAATTGATGCAGCAATGGCTAAACCAAATACGATTCAATATCTTAAAAATAAAGATCAAATTAATGCACTATCGCCTGAAAATAAGAAAGAGTTATCAGATTCGGCTGGCATGCCATTGGCTGCGCTTACTGACTGGTCTTCAGGCAAGATGACGGATCGCGAGTTTGTCGCAACGATGATTACCACAGTAAACAGTAAAAATAAACAAGATATCACAATGGCACAAATTCAATCTGGCGCAAAATTACTTAAGTCTGGATCAACTGGTGATGCAGTCACTGAGCTTCAGAAGAAGTTAAAAGAAAAAGGGCTTCTTACTAAGGAGCCAAATGGAGAATTTGATAAAGATACATATAATGCGGTAAAAGCATTTCAAACTGCAAGTAATATTGGAGTTGATGGAATAGTTGGGCCGCAGACATATTCTGCGCTATTTGGAAGTACTCCAAATAAGACTGTACCAAATACAATTAGTGTAGCTGGTGGAAAAATTAAATCGACATATACTGGAGATAAAGCAGCAAATATCAATATTTTAATTGGTGAGATGGAAAAAGAAAATTTAACAAATCCATATTCACAAGTTGGAATACTTTCAGTTATTGGTAAAGAAAGCGGATTTATCCCAAAATCAGAATATAGTTATAGCGGAACTGATAATTCCAGACTACGAGGAATATTTGGTGCACGACTTACCCGATTCACGGATCCTCAATTGGAAGAATTGAAAAAAGACAATGTAAAATTCTATGATGTAATTTATGGACCTGAAGCAAAATCTTTTCTTGGTTGGGAAACTGGAAACACTTCACCTGGCGATGGATATAAATATCGTGGTCGCGGATTTAATGGAGTAACGTTTAAGTATTTATATGACAAATATGGTAAAGAAGTTGGTCTTGATCTTGTAAATAACCCCGATCTATTAAATGATAAAGCTACTGCAGCAAAGGTTGCAGTTTCCTTACTTATTAATGGAGTAAAGAGATTAAATTTAGACCCAAATAGCTTTACTAATCAAGAAGATGCGACATACGCATTTGTTAAAGCGAACGCAGGCGGCAAAGAAGTTAAAGGTACTGAAACTTATGCAAATGCCAAGCAAATTGAGAAAAATTTTACAATAGACGTCGAACCTGCTGCTCTGGCATAAAACCATTTACTTGTCCTAAGTAGAATAGATTAAAATATTCTAAAAATGGAAAATACCGAAAACACAACAGTAAGCGCAGAAGAAACTCTAGTTGCTACACCGGCTGTTACACCAGTTCAAGACGACGCAATCGCTGAACCGGTAACTCCGCAAGACCAATTAAATCAATTGATTAATCGCCGTACTGGTGAATTCGAAGTTCGAATCAATCATGCTGATTTAAAATTCCTTAAAAATACAATCAATCAGAAAGTTGAATGGAAAGGCCCAAATGAAGCATACTTGATAATCATGTCAGTCTTAACACTTGACAATACGTTACAAGCAATGGACCCAAAAGACTCCACACCTATTAAAATTCAATTACCTGCATCTACTATTGAACCAATTAATTTCTTCTTAACGAAGATTAGCGGAAAGGGTATCGAGTCTGCACAACGATTATTTTCAGTATCGATGATGTTTCGTCAATCAATGGAGGCAATTCGTAAAATCGATGAAAAGATCAATTTGCTTAAAGCTGAGTTACAAACTGAGAAAACGAGTTAATTTATCAGATAAATAATAAAAAATTGAATTAACAATGAGAGTAAAGAACTTTGCAGGCTTTATGAAAACCTGTGTAAATGAACAAGATATGGGTGATTATAGCCCAAAAAACAGTAACCCTGCCGGAATCGTAAACAATAAAATTGAATCACTCGATGATTGGAATACTGACGCTAAATTTGGAGCTAATCCAGAGGAAGAAGAAGCTCCAGAAGGAGAAGAAGCTCCAGAAGGAGAAGAAACTGAACCTGTAACTCTTGATAGTTTAAAAGCTATGATTGAAGACTTAACTGAAAGAGTTGAAAAACTTGAAGGTGGTGAAGAAGGCGAAGAGGAAGAAGGAAAAGAAGGCGAAGAAGCTCCAGAAGGCGAAGAAGCTCCAGAAGGAGAAGAAGCACCTGAAGAAGAACCTGCAAAGTAATTCACAACTAATATAATTAAACACAAGCGAGTGGGCGCATATGCGATCACTCGTTTTTTATTTTCACAGAACTGAAATAAATAATTATGATGAGCGAGTATCGACATAATAAAACAGTGCCACTATTTGAAGAATTCTGCAAAAAGAATCAGGTAGATGGTAAAGAGATTGACGCAAAAATTGCTGGTAAAACCTTGCGATTAAAAGTTGCAGCAACTGCTCAGAGTCAAGCAAAAGGATTTATGGGAGCGACATCTGAGCCGGAAGAAGGTGAAGGAATTATCTTTATATATGATGGAAATCAACCTCTGTCTTTTTGGATGAAGGACGTACGCTTTCCATTAGATATAATCTTCTTTGATTCTGCAATGCGATATGTTGGTCACGAAACAATGGTGCCGACTACTGGCGAAGCTGATCATAAACTGCCAAGATATTTTAGTAAAAAACCTGCCAGATTTGCAGTCGAGCTTACTGCCGGTTGGTTTGATAAACATGGAAGTGATAATTGTGACCTTACTATTTAATTAACTACAATAATTTAGTATAATAGTAATACACCAATATTATACTATTATGACTGATCGTTTCGAGAATCTTGCAAATTTCATCGCTGAGATGAACTCCTCAAATTCGACAAATCACAAAATCGAAATTCTTAAAAAGTATTCAGGTGACGAATTCATCTGCAATGTGTTGAAATACACATATCACCCATATAAACAATATGGTGTAACTTCTGCTAATCTTAAAAAGAGATCAGATCTTACGGCAGCAGTTGATGTATATGACAATCTTTTCTATTTACTGGACGACTTAAATGATCGTCATCTTACTGGTCACAATGCAATTGAAGCTGTTAATAATTTTATTGCACAATATTCAAAATTCGATTATCTAATCTACCAAATAATCGATCGTAACCTTGAAACCAGAGCAACAACTAGTCTGATTAATCGAGTTGTTCCCGGATTAATTCCTACATTTGATGTCGCACTTGCATATGATTTTACCAAAGCTAAAAAGGTCAACCTGGCCGATGGTACTTGGTATATTTCGCGTAAATTAGATGGAGTTCGGTGTATCGTAATAATTAGAAATGGTAGTGTTAAGTTCTTTTCAAGAAACGGTAAAGAATTTGAAACTCTTGGAAAAGTCAGAGAGGAAATAGAACGCCTGGGGTTAAACGATTGTGTGTTGGATGGTGAAATATGCATGATGAATGAAGATGGCACAGATGACTTCCAGGGAATCCTGAAACAGATTCAGCGTAAAGATCATACTATTCAAAAACCTAGATATTGGGTATTTGATTGCCTAACACTTGAAGAATTCGATAATGGTCACGGAGAAGAAAAATTACAGTACAGAAGACATCGTCATATCTTTACTGATTCACCTATTCTTGCAACATTACCTCAAACTAGAGTCTACACTGAACAGAATGTACTTGATTTTAGACAGACTGCAAAAGAACGTGGATGGGAAGGATTGATTGCACGTCGTGACGTTGGTTATGAAGGCGATCGCACAAAAAATATGCTAAAGCTTAAAGAATTTTTTGATGCCGAATATAGAGTAGTTGAAACGATTATGGGTCCACAGCGAGTTATCGTAAATGAACGTGAAGTCGAGGAGACAATGCTAAGTGCAGTTATTATTGAGCATAAAGGAAATCGAGTTCAAGTAGGCAGTGGATTTTCAATAAATGAACGCCGTGAATATTATGACCATCCTGAAAAAATAGTTGATGCAATCATAACAGTTACTTATTTTGAGGAGACTACTGATCAGCATGGTAACAATTCTTTACGTTTTCCAGTCTTCAAGATAAACCACGGAAAAACTCGGAGTATATAATAACATGGGATTCGAAAAAAGATATTTACCTGATCTTAAAACTCTTAAGCAGGAATATAAAGAAGCCGGGCACGATGAATTTTTTCGTCGACTAGACAAATATGATGCTCTTCTTGGTCCAAGCGAGTGTCATGCATATATTGATAAAATAAGAAAAACAAACAAAAAAACAAAATAGATTATGTATTACATAGCAACTGTAAAATTTGAAACAATCGATGACCGTTCAGGTCGCACAAAAACAATTAAAGAACAGTATCTAGTCGCAGCTGAGTCAATCTCAGAAGCTGAAACTAAATTGACTGCTCGATTTAAAGATTCTATTGCAGAATTTGCAGTAGCCAGCGTTCAGGAATCGAAAATCATGGATGTTCTTAAATAAGAAATAATGCAAAAGTTACCAACCAATATTGCTGAGAAAGTTTACGATGTTCTGACAAAATTTGCAGAAGCAAAGCCAGACTATTATTCGAGAGAAGTATTCATTTTCCATTTTGGTGTAATTCATGATACTTCAGATTCTTTTAAATTTGAATGCATGGATGATGCGCAACGCACATTTACTTGCAGAAATAATGGAACAATGTGGCTTGACGGTAAATGTAGTGATCGTGTAAATGCGATTCTTCGAAAAATTAGTAGCGAGTTGCATCCTAAAAAGCAACTTGGTGAATTTACAATAACTACAAATGCGGTTTAATGTTCCTATAATAAAAGATGCGCAATTCACGCAGGACGTATTTCAAGTCATGTCAGAATATCTTTCTGAGTTACGAGAAGAAGCCGGTAAATGGCCAAATAGAATAACTTTTACTGGAAGATTGGGTCATGAGGTATATATGTTTATTGTAGAAAAAGGCTGGGATTTCAAAACGTTTAACCCAACTACCACAAATGGTGCAGGTGCCGATAAAATAATTTTTGATTTTTCAAAACCGCTAACTCAGATTGAGGATCGAGGTGCCACAATGTTTGACGAAGGTTTTAACAATCGTCAAATGAATGGTATTCCTGGGCCAGACACAGTACAGAAAATTATTGGAGCATACTCTGCCCCAGCGTTTAAGATAGAACGTACAATTCGACCAAAAATCGAAATATTACTAACTAGACCTAGATAACCATGCCGAGATTTAAAATTGGAAAAATTATTTTTGAAGACGGATCGACAACTGATGCGACCGTTGAATTTGAAGCAAGCAGCAATATCTATATTATTAATGAAGATAAGGCCGGAGATGAACGTGTTGTAATCTTAAGTAAAACTGAATTAATGACTCTTTTCTATGCTTATGTCGGATGGGAACGCGGCGTTCAGGAATATAAAAAATTAACTGACCATGGATAGCGAATTAGATGGACATGGCTTATTAGTATTGAAACGAGATTCTGTATTAAATAAAAATATTAATTTTAAATTTGTAATATTATGATAAATGGAATATCCCAACCAAACTAATCACAATAACATATAAAGAAAATAAAATAGAAAGTTATGAGTAAAGAACAAGCAAAAGACGAGCTAATCAAAGTATTAGAATCTCAAGTAGTAGACTTATCAATGATGTCTAAAATTGAATTAGGTGATGATGTAATCGCTGAGATTAAACGATTAAAAGAAATTATCAATGATAACAATTGAAAAAACAACATCAGATAGACCATCAGATTATTTATCATAATATTTGGTAGATTCAAAAATCTTTAGTATCTTTGTATAAATTTTAATAAATATACCATGTCAAAACAAATTATTACCAGAGACAATCTTAAACAAATTTATAATGTTGCTTGCTCTGGTTGGAAATCTAAAATATAGGAATATGCTAAACGGAATCCATTTTCAACCGAAATTGAGTTAACTCAATCAGAAGTGGATGAAATGTTTAAAGCATCAGATAATGACCAAAAATCAGTACTTGAAAAGTTTTTCAAACAACCTCTGGATATCAGAAGTAAGGTTAAATCGTTTTTGGATGCTTGCAGTGTCCTTAATATCGATTCTAAGAGTGTCTTCACATCAAGTGATACAAAGGATGAGGTAGCATTTAAAAAGCTTAAGGTAATAATAAAAGCACTAAATGAAGGGTGGTATCCAGATTGGGAAAACTCCAATGAATACAAGTATTGGAATTGGTGGAGAATGAAGGGCGGTTTTTCGTCTTATGTTACTGATTATCGCCATGCTGCTACGGATGTTCCATCAGCCCTTTGCCTAAAATCTAACGATTTAGCGGTACATTGCGCTAAGATAGCTTTGGAAGAATATAAAGCATATTACATATAAAAAGGTTGTGTGTCAAACACGATGCGGTTTTTCGTATTATAATACTAATTATAACAATACTAATACGAATGTTCCATCAGCAACTTGCTAAAACATAACGGCACAGACCTTACCAGCATGGTAAAAAATTACATAATTTAGTTAGGTGTTAGTATCTTCGGAGAACGCAACTATTAAAGCAAAGGTTAAATCAATAAAATAAAAATAAATGAAAATCGATATCAATGGTATGTCAATCACCTTAACTGATGACCAATTAGCTGAAATAGCTAGACAGACAAGCAAACCCAAATCGTATAAAGACATCAAGTCTTTTGAAATTGCTTGTGAATACTTGGGGTTAAATATAACCAACTTCAATAACAAGTTTATTAACTTAACCAAAGGAGAAATCGCTTTTATTAAGCTTAAAGTAATCGTTAAGGCTATGAGGTCATTCACCAATTGGATACCTAATTGGTCTGATTCAAATCAAAGGAAATGGAGAATCTGGTTTGATTTAGAGAAAGGTTTTTCGTATTATCGTACTCATTATGGCAATACTATTACGTATGTTCCATCGGCCCTTTATGTTGGTACTGATGCAGAAGCGCAATATTTAGGTAATAATTTCCTAGATTTATTTAAAGATTATATAACAGAAGAATTATAATGTGATTGAGAAAGTTTTGTGAAGCGAGTTGGGAATCTATTTAATGATGTTTGTTCAATTGACAATTTAGAATTAGCAGATGTTATTGCTAGGAAAAGTAAAACAAAGAAGAGTGGTGTTATATCACATGATAACGAAAAAGACATAAACATTCTTAAATTGAATGAAGCTCTTTTGTTTAAAACTTTTACCACTTCTCAATACAAGACATTTAAAATTTTCGAAGGTAAGGAAAGAGTAATATCTAGCTTGCCTTATTATCCAGACAGGATAGTTCACCATGCGATTATGAACGTATTGGAGCCTATCTTTGTGTCTACCTTTACAAGTAATACATATGCTTGTATTAAAGGTAGAGGCATCCATGGCGTCTCATTCATTAAGATTGATTGCTAATAAATTAGATGAACTTAATGAAGAATGGAATATATATCTAAATTACCTAAACGAACAAGAGAACCATATCCATTACCAACTCTAAAACATATGAAAACTGAAGCATTCTTCAAATCTTTATCAGAAGATATTTCATTAGTAACGCACTTAAATAATACGGATTTTGTATTAGAAAATCATCAATCTCACCCACAAATTAAGGCACCTTTATCAAATTAATATGAAGAATAACCATTTATATAATTGTCGTAAACTTTCACTAGAAGAAAAATTAGATATGTACAAGAATCGAATGGAGCTTGTGCGTACAGTAATTGGTATTGTCGTTTTAGGAATACAGATTGTCATACTTCATCATCTACTTGCATAATAAATGGAATTAGTAACTACATATATCTGTAAAGCGTCAGACATCGGCGTTCATTCAAACATGTTTGGTGGAACTCTTCTTGGAATAATCGATCAGAGTGCTGGAGCATATGCGTCACAGATCTGTGATACTCCAAGAATGGTCACTATTAAAATTGATGAACTTATTTTTAAAATGCCAATTAAGCTCGGAAATATTATTAAAGTCTACGCTGCAGTAAAAGAATTTGGAACAACCTCAGTTACTCTCTATATTGAGGTCAGAAAGCATAACGTTTACACCGGAGAACAAGACGTTGGTCTACATACTAACATGAAATTTGTTAGAATTGATGAAGAGGGAAATCCGATACCTGTGTCAGAAAGAGTCAAGAAGAGATATTCCGCGCGATTCAAAACATACGGTAAGGGTCTCTTAAGTTTTGAAGAAAGACAGCAAGAAAAGCTAATCTCTCAATAAATAATAAAAATTTAACAAAAAAGTTTTATTGTTATAGATTAAATAGTATTATTACTTTATGAAATATGAAATAGTAAAATTTTTTGAATTACACATCGGCTGGTTTTTTATCAATGGTAATAAACGCGAGGCCTGGAATCAATATTTACGTGACAAATATTTTACTGGTTCACATTAATTTTTGCTTCAATTGTTAGATTCAAAAATAAGTAGTATATTTACACCCAGAAAAAAGTTTAACATAAACTTAAAATCTTTTTAGTTTTTGAGTATAAATAATAAAAAATAAACAACCGGCAGATGCAAATCTTCAAAAATATGATCGAACGCAGTTTCATACCTTCATTAGAGGTAGGGACAGATCGTGATTGTGTGCATCGAAGTTGAGTTTTATAAGATATTTCAAATCTGAAAACCTCAACCCATAAAGTTGAGGTTTTTTGTTTTATTGGTCTGTCAGTCCAGATGGAGTGGACGCCTGCCTGTCACGTAGGAGATCACGGGTTCGAGCCCCGTACGGACCGCCGGGAATATTTTGTACTTATACCAGAAGGCTGGAGATTAGGTAGAAAAATGGCGAGGTAGCTCAGTCGGTAGAGCGCAGGATTCATAACCCTGAGGTCTCGGGTTCAATTCCCGATTTCGCTACGAAAAAAATATATTGCGGGGTAGAGAAGCGGTCATCTCACAAGCCTCATAAGCTTGAAATCAGTGGTTCGAATCCACTCCATCGCAACTTTGTCAGTAGCAACGTAAAAGTTACTTCGAAATCCATTATAAGGAAGAGGTCGGTGGTTCGAATCCATCCCACGGCACAACTAAAAAATTACTTGCCGTGGTAGAGCAGTGGTAGCTCGCTTACAAGAAAAACGGCTTTTGCAATTTTCTCTGACAAAAAATTTAATATTGCTCAAATTCATAGTATAATAACTTTATGAATAACGAAAAACTATCAGAATTAAGCAATAGGTTATTGAGTTTACCGCAAGAAATTGCCGATGTGCAATTACAGATTCTTGGAAAAACTCAAAAATCTCAAGAAGTCTCCACCGAGATTTCAAATACTGAGACAACACTTAAAAGTGAAATCAATTCAAAAGTTGATGACGCTGGAAAGAAAGTCTATTCGAATGCAGATGCAAGAGAAGCAGCATTTATTGAGATTACAAGTAGCGATTTAGATCTTATTGAATTAAGAGATAAAAATGCTGCAATACAAAAAGAGATTCAAGAACGAAGAATCGACTATGATCGCCTAACTAGCGAACAGAGAAATATCCGTTCACTATTACACTTCTTTGCAAACTCGAGTGAGCAAGAATAAAAACAAAAAAAGTAAAACCTTGTACTAAAAGTATGACAAAATTCAGAAACAAGAATCTTCGCAACACACTTGCTACTATGCAACCTGATGTGAAGCTAGTTGAGGCTGTAAACCTGCCAAAACCAGACGCTAAGAACCGTCAAGGAAATGATGCTTACTCACTTGATAAGTGGTTGAAGCTCTTGACTATGTTAAACACTCTAAAATTAGAGAACCAATTCTATCGTTCAGAAACTGAAACGATGAAGGAGATTAAAACTCTAATTGATGACTGTGCAAAAGAAGATGCGTACTTCACTGCACAATGTATCGTGTATTCACGTTGCGTTGGCGAAGGAATGCGCTCAGTAAACCATTTAGCTGCAAGCTACTTAGCACCACACTGTGCTGGACAAGATTGGGCAAAACGATTCTACTCATTGTGGAATAAGAAAACACAGTCAGGCGGAACTCTTTTCAGACCAGACGACATGTCAGAAATTATCGCATGCTTCTCAGCAATGAACAAGACTGCCGTGACCAATGCAATGAAGAAAGGTTTCAAAGAAGCACTTGAAAAATTAGATTCTTACTCACTATTGAAATATAAAAGTTCACTAGTCGACGTCATCAACCTAGTTCACCCAAATCCAAAGGAGTCTAAAGCTCTTGCAGATGTGAACGGAGAAAAAGTAGCAGTTCTTTCTGCCATCATGAAAGGTGAAAACGTTTCAGCAGATACATGGGAAGTTGCTCAATCTGATGCTGGTCAAGAAGTTGCAAAAGCTGTCAAAGAAGGAAAGCTCGATGAAGCAAAAGCCGCAGAAGTGTTGAAAGAAGCAAAGGCAGAAAACTGGGATGCCCTCTTAACTGAGAACAAACTTGGAATTCTTGCAGCTATCCGAAACATCAGAAACGTGTTGAAAACTGTAAGCAAAGCAACAACTGTTGATAAACTATGTGCTCTACTTTCAGATGCGGAATCGATCCGAAAAGGTAAGGTTATGCCATACCAATTAGATTTAGCACACGAAGTAACTAATGCTGAGTTCAGCACGGTAGATAGCCGTAAGGTTGCGAAAGCATTACTTGCAGGTTATGAATCGGCTGTTCCAAATTTGGCCGAGATGCTTCCAGGTAGAACATTGGTGATGGTCGATTTCTCAGGATCTATGACTACTCGAGTATTGGACCCAATGCGTAAGACAAACTATACTAGCACCTGTATGGATAAAGCAGCGTTAATCGCAGCAACCATTGCAAAGGCAACAAATGGAGATATAATCCGTTTCGGTTCACATGCTGAATATGTAAAATGGAATGCAAATTCTGACGTATTCTCAATCGCATCAGCGATGAAATCAAGCATGGGTGGTACAAGTTTAGCTTCAGCTTGGATGGAAGCACAAAGATCAGGACGTAAGTATGATCGTATTTTCATCCTTTCTGATAACGAATGTAATCGCGGATCAAGTTATAGCTCTTATATGAGTTACGTAAAAGCATGTGGTAGCCCATATGTGTACTCAGTAGACTTAGCTGCATATGGAACAACTCAACTCGCAGGAGATAAAGTTCGCTTCTACTACGGTTACGGATATTCAATGTTCGATGATATCGCGAAAAGCGAGTTCAATCCAAATTACCACCTAGATAAGGTGAAGAAAATTGTGATCTAATCAATCACAAGATTGCTGAATGGCAGAGCGGCTTAATGCTAATTAGGAATAGTCTGAGGAGTGGTGACCTAACACCAATACTCCAATGACCGCAGGTTCGAATCCTGCTTCGGTAACAAAAATAAATTATTGAGTGGCAAGCTAAAGAGTTACTTCTAACTTTTATAGGAAAAACCAAAAACGACACTCTAGGCAACTTTACCTCAATAATTTAAAATATTAGTTCTTTGAAAAATATTATTATCAGGTAG